TTGCTTTCCCCCCTGGATTCGAACCAGGAATATCTGAGTCAAAGTCAGATGTGTTGCCGTTACACTAAGGGAAAATGTGCTCCCAGATCTGGATTCGAACCAAAACAAACAGAGTCAGAGTCTGTTGTGCTACCGTTACACCATCTGGGAATGGCGGAAACAGTAGGATTCGAACCTACGGGGCTGTTACACCCACGGTTTAGCAAACCGCTGCAATGGACCACTCTGCCATATTTCCAATTCCTAGCATATTGGCTACTAATACCTAGGACTGTTGGGTGTGCATTACTTTCGCAATTGCACTCTTTTAAGAGTGTAGCCACCGTGCTTCCCGTGAGATTTGAACTCACACTTTGTAGCTTCTAAGACTACTGCCTCTACCGTTGGGCTAGAGAAGCGTAGTCCATAAGAGAATCGAACTCCTGTCTACTGGATGTAAGCCAGCTGCTCTACCATTGAGCTAATGGACTGCTGTGGATCTTAGGAGAATCGAACTCCTAGCCTTCTGGATGCAAACCAGACGCTCTCCCAATTGAGCTAAAGACCCTGGGGTGACACGAGGGAATTGAACCCTCATTCCTTGGACCACAACCAAGCGTTCTACCATTGAACTAGTGCCACAGTCCCTGCTGTTGGAATCGAACCAACCATGCTAGCAAGCGAGAGATTTACAGTCTCCGTCCACACCTTGTGGATAGCAGGGTAACGTACCAATAAAAGGATTCGAACCTTTGACCGATGGCTTCGTAGGCCATTGCTCTTCCGCTGAGCTATATTGGTAAAGTCTAGATGGCAGGGTTCGAACCTACGGTCTCCTGTTCCCAAAACAGGCGTGATACCACTTCACTACATCCAGTTGGTTGCGGAGGTGGGATTTGAACCCACGACCTTCAGCTTATGAGGCTGCTGAGCTGTCCTAACTGCTCTACTCCGCAATGTACATTATACTTCTTCTCTATTTAATTGTCAAGTCCTAACACTTGGAATCGAACCAAGAACCTTCTGTGCTTCAAACAGACGCTCTACCAATTGAGCTATATCAGGTGGCAAAGTATGTAGGAATCGAACCCACGCCAACAGGTTTGGAAGCTGTTGTGCTACCACTACACCAATACGATATGTTATGGAACTAACTGTTTGGTATTATATTAAATTATGATTGTTTGGATTGTTATTAGATAATCTATTTGTTTAAGCGAGTTAGATCAGATACTCGGCTGGAGGCTGGCAGGGTGCCAAGAGTACGCCAGACTAAATCGCACATGCGATTGCTGGTTTGAATACTTCATAGTTAGCTCCATAGTTATAGTATAGCATACTTTTTATGCTATAGTAGCCCCAACGGGAATCGAACCCGTCTTGCCAGATTGAAAATCTGGAGTCCTAACCGATAGACGATGGGGCCAGAGAGCTACCTGTCGGATTCGAACCGACGACACCCTCATTACAAGTGAGGAACTCTGGCCAACTGAGCTAAGGTAGCATTTGCCAATCGTGGTCACCTTTTGGTTAAGGAACTATTCCCATTGGCTGTTATACCTAGTGGATTAGCAGAGCAATCTCCATCGGGCTGAACCCCTTCGTATGATGCGTCCACAGGGTAGGTTTCGGTATAACAATCTCCACATAAGTTGTTCAGACTTATGCTTCTGAGCGATCCTGACCAGACTTGAACTGGCGACCCCTACCGTGACAGGGTAGTGCTCTAACCAACTGAGCTACAGGACCAAAAGTGAGTAGGTGGATTGTCTATTACCACCAAGGAGAAGTCTAGATACCATTTATAGTACCGCCTTAATCCTACCAAAGCCTTGCTCCGCTAAGAGCAGGGACGCTAATCCCAGCCTTGTGCAATTCTCGCCCCATCTAGACAAGGGACTTCGTTCTGCCATACTCCAGGTTCTGATCAGGAACCTGTTTGCTGCCCCACCTGGGATCGAACCAGGGACCTGCCGATTAACAGTCGGACGCTCTGCCAGCTGAGCTATAGGGCATTGTGTCCGTTAAGGATGGACTTCCTATTTGGTTATAATACTATGGTATCACAAACACAATACCCTTGTCAAGTTTTTCTGACAAATATTTTGCTGCAACTCCTGCAGTAGCAGAAGAAGTTGTCTGCGGAATTTGTCCAAAAACATTTGACTTGTAAGAGAATTTGTTTGCTGGTAGTGAGCCAATGACATCAGTATAGCTGTCACGACTTGATGCAGGAATATAAGATCCTCCAACGCCTGAGCCAACTGATACTGTATCTACAATACATGCTGGATATGATACTGGCTTAGACGGACCATTGTTTCCCGTTGCTGCAAAAAATGGAATACCAGCAGACTTCAGTGACGCAATGCTTGATCTAATTTGTGGATCAACAAGCGTAACATTTGTTAGTCCTGTTGCTGAAAGCTTACATTCACCCAACTTGGTCATGTTACCACTAAGGCTATATGAGAATGAAACTGCTCCAACTAGGGCATTGTTCTGCTCTACCCACTTAAGTGCAGATAGCAGGGTATTACCATTAACCCCTGAAATGCTTCCAAACTTTGAAACTTGTGATGCACGAATTACAATCAGGTTTAGCGATGGGTTTTGCTTCAAAGCAATCTCTGCCATAGCTGTACCATGATTAGCAGCATCTGAAACAGCCTTTGATGGTGTTGCATTGCTAACGCATCCATCAGCAACCACGCAGATCTGCTTTGCTGAAGTTGGCAATTTAGATAGATCAAAATAACTATCAATAATTACAAGCGACTTTGAATCAGCTGATGCCTGTGTTGGAATTGCTGTAAGTGAAATGGCAGCAACGATTGCTGCATAAATAATTTTCTTCATACCCTTGTTCTCTCTATTATAGTATTTTAACAACTGGGGCACACGGGTCTCCGCCGTCTTCCCATTCTTTTTCTTCTTCTTCTGTCATGTACGGATCTCCGTCATGTGTAAAGCAAAAAGGCTCAGTTACCCAGCCCTTGTCAATACCAACCTGTAGCCATTGCCACATGTCTTCTTCATTTAGCACAATTGCATCTTTATTATCTTCCATACCTATATCCTATCATTAAATGCTGACAATGTCAACTGGGCCCTGACAAGAAGTTGAGAATTTTATTGCTGCACCTACAGCACCAGTAACTCTCTTGCGTGTGTCTTTTAGATTCTCAGTAGCGTGCATGTACCCATAAGCATACTCTGCCCCTGATCCCATAGCGATATAGTCGTGCATGTATTGGTTTAGTGACATGTCTACTGCATTGTGTTCGTATATCTTTCCACGAATTGCAATAACTAATCCAAAGTCAGATTCATTTGATACATCTACCCACCAATTTTCATAGAACACACGAAGTGCAATAAGAAAATCTGTATACATAAACTTATCCAAGTCACCCTTTGGTGTTGGTGGCTTGAAGTTATGCTTCATTCTGTCGCCATCCATAGAGCCACAATATCCAAATAGATATTCCCCATGCTTCCAAACCTTTGGACTGGTCAATGATAGAATCATGTTATTTTCAGAAGCACCACGATCACCAGCCATAAACATTTTGTCTTCTTGGCGTGCTACAACAATACAGGTCATGAGAAATCCCCTAGCTCTAGATACTATACTAAGTATACACGAACTAGGGGACTTTGTCAATTGACCCCAAATAATGACTATTTAACTTGTTTTTTATCTACTGTAGCAAAAGCGTCATTAATTTCAGCGATTGTAAGCTTGCCATCATCAAGAAATGCTCTTGCGAGCTTCTCAACTACTGTGGCCACACCTAGCAAACCTGCAAGAAACACTGCCTGTGCGGTATCAATACCTACTACAGCTCCTGCACCAAGGACTCCAAGACCGTTTGCAGCAAATACTGCAACGATTCTCATGAGAACATTAGACAAGGCCTTCTGACCCTGGGGTTTTGCTGGCACTGTTCCTGCTTCTTTTTTAGTTGCCATTAGTCTTCCTCTTCTCTATTTCTAATCGGATAGGTAACAACCCATGCGAACAGGGTTCCTAATATCGCATACCCAACGATTGTCTTGGCACTACCATCAAGAACCACCCAAGCAATAAACATGCCTAGGAGTGTCCAGAGTTGGTCTACCATATCTTTAAAGAATTTAACCATTCTTATTGTCTCCTTGTATTGTTAGACCCACCTGTAGTACCACCTGATGAAGCAACAGAAACTGCATTCATAGCTGCACCTGCAGCCACTACTGTTGCTACTACCATGTGTTGAGCCTCTTCTCTCTCAGCTGGGCTCATATCTGCACCAATAGATCCAAGGGCAGCAATAGCTGCTCCTGGGTCAGACAGCAATTCTCCTACGAATGCTGCTGGGTCAGAAATCAATTCAATGTTTGCTGCTACTACAGCAGTGATAACTACGGCATTTCCATTCTCATCAGTTCTAACATCAACTGGTGTTTGTGGTGGTAGATCAGAGTAGGATATACCTGCTGCCTGTATCTGTTCACTAGACAATGCCTCTCCTGGCTTAAGGTCTTCTACTAGAGATGAAACAATTGCTTCCTTCTCTGCTTCTGTAACTACCCCGTCTGCCTGAGCATCATCAACAATGTTTTCAGTTTTTGCTGCTTCTTCAGCAGCTTTTTCTTCAGCCTCTAGCCTTGCTTTTTCTTCAGCTAGTCTCTCTGCTTCTGCAAGTTTTTCTGCTTCTATTCTTTCTGCCTCAAGCTTTGCAGCCTCTTCTGCAGCCAATCTTTCTGCCTCTAGTCTTGCCTCTTCCTCAGCTTTAGCCAATGCTTCTGCTTCTGCTTTAGCTTTAGCCTCTGCTTCTGCAGCAAGCCTTGCCTCTTCTTCAAGTCTTAGTCGCTCTTCTTCTGCTGCTTTAGCTTCTGCTTCAAGTCTGAGTCTCTCTTCTTCTGCAGCTTTTGCTTCAGCAGCTAATCTTTCTGCTTCTGCCTTTGCAGCTGCTTCTGCAGCAGCTCTAGCTTCAGCTTCTAGCCTAAGTCTTTCTGCCTCTGCCCTTGCTGCAGCCTCTGCTGCCAATCTAGCTTGCTCTGCAGCTATGGCAGCTTGTCTAGCAGCCTCTTCTGCTGCTGACTGCTGTGCAATAACAGTAGACAAATTGCTAACTGATCCACTTGCATTTTGAACTGCTGAAACTGCAATTGCTGACAAGTTAACGGCTGTTGCTATTGCCTGATTGGCATCTTGAATTGCAACCTCTTGTTCAGCCTGTGCTGATACAACTGCTTCTTCTGCAATAGCAACTTCAAATGTGGCTAAAGATACTTGGTCTAATGATTCATTTTCAATTTGAATTAGGCTATTCAACAATGTATTGCTAGACTGTAATTGATTATTTGCATCTGCCAAGCTTTGTACCTGTTGCTGTGTTGGGCTTGAGGTAGTTCTAGAAAAAGCTGTTGTAGGTACTATTGCCCAATTATTACCCTGAGTCCACAGAAGGTGAACATTAGCTCCCCCACCATTTTCATAGTAGTAAAGAGTCATTGGTATTGGCTGACCTGCCTGCACATTATATGTAACAGTTGATCCACCACCACCCTTGTCATACCAGTCATTGATAACTGTTTCTCCATTTAGCTTTAAGATAACGCCATCATCTGCTGGGGCAGACAAAGCAATTGTTCCAGTGTATTGAGATGTGATATTACCACTAAACTTAACAATGAAGTCTTCTGCAATTAAGTTAAATGCTGCACCACCACCCCAATCAAAACTGATCTGTGTTACGGTGGTTGTGTATACTGGTGATCTACCAATCTGCTCTGGAAGTGGTGGAGCATTGTTGTATCCACCCATGTTGTAAATTTCTGCCTTAAGGCCAGATGACAACCCTATTGTTTGATCAATAGCAGTCTGAACTGATTGAACATTCTGAATGTCTGTTGCAACTACAACTTCTTGTGCATCAACATTTGAAGATGCTTCTGCTAGATCTGCTGTAGCATCTACCAAGTTATCTTGAGCATCATTCAAGTTAGACTCTGCCTGAGTTACCGTTACTGTGGCACCATCTGCCACGGAAATTTTAATATTAGCTTGCTCTACAGCTGTTTCTGCAGAATCCACAGCATTAGCAGCAACCTCAATTGCTTGTGTTGCCGTAGTGATTGCTGAGGAGATTGCCTCTGTTACTGATACTGAGCCTGATCTTTGTACTGCTGATTCCATATTTTGAGAAACAACTACTAGGTCAGCGTTGGCTGTTTGTACCTGGACAACTACTGTTGACAAACCCCCTTCTTGAACAACAGTTACGGTAGCAGAATTCACCACTTCATCAGCAGATGCAGCAGCGAGTGGCCAGAGTGTCATCACTCCAGTTAGCATAAGTAGGGCAAAGATTGCCCAGGACTTCTTCAAGGTGGGGTCTCCTTTGGGGCTAGAAGTTTGGTAATATAATTATACACCATTTAAGTAAAAGAAAAGCCCCTCCGAAGAGGGGCAATTCAAAATACAATTAGAAGTCCCAGTCATCATCCTCAGTAGCTTCATGCTTACCGATAACGTATGACGAACCTGAACCTGAGAAGAAGTCGTGGTTCTCATCTGCGTTTGGTGACAGTGCAGACAAGATTGCTGGATTAACATCACAAACTTCTTTAGGGAATAGTGCATCAAAACCAAGGTTCATAAGAGCCTTATTTGCGTTGTAGTGCAAGAACTTCTTCACATCAGCTGTTAGGCCAACACCATCATATAGATCAGCAGTGTACTTAATTTCATTATCATATAGCTCCATGAGTAGATCATATGCATAACTTCTCAGTTCTTCCTGTCGCTCTGGGCTAGATTCGTTGAATGCTAGCTGGAACTTATATCCAATGTAGTAACCATGAACAGCCTCGTCACGAATGATTAGGCGGATTAGGTCAGCAGTGTTGGTGAGCTTGGCACGGCTTGATAGATACATAGGCCAATAGAAGCCAGAGTAGAATAGGAATGACTCAAGAAGTGTGGAGGCAATCTTACGCTTTTCTGGATCATCTCCATGGTATCTGTCTAGCACGATTTGTGCCTTCTTCTGAAGATAAGGGTTCTCTTCTGACCAGCGAAAAGCATCCTCAATTTCCTGTGTGGAAGTAAGTGTAGAGAATACACTTGAGTATGACTTAGCATGTACTGATTCCATGAATGCAATGTTTGTGATTACCGCTTCTTCATGCTGTGTACGAGCATCTGGGATGATGGACATTGATCCAACAGTTCCCTGAATAGTATCAAGCATCGTAAGCCCAGTAAACACACGCATAGTCAGAAGCTTTTCATCATCTCTAAGCAATCCCCAGGATGATACGTCATTGGATAGTGGTACCTTCTCAGGCAGCCAGAAGTTAGCTGTGAGACGGTTCCATACCTCTAGGTCAATTGGGTCTTCAACCTTGTTCCAGTTGATTGGTCTTGTAATCATTGTTTTCTCCTTATAGCATGCATGATACGCACTCTTCGACATCTGTGCCTTCTAGGGCCATCTGGCGAATGCGAATGTAGTAAATAGTTTTGATACCCTGCTTCCAAGCATAGATCTGTGCTTTATTCACGTCTCTAGTTGTTGCTGTATCTTTGAAGAACAGGGTTAGCGATAGACCCTGGTCAACGTGCTGCGTGGCAGCTGCGTAGATGTCGATGATCTTCTCTGGACCAATCTCGTATGCATCCTTAAAGTACTCACGATTATCGTTATCAAGATAAGGTGCTGGGTAGTAAACACGACCCATCTTTCCTTCCTTGCGAATCTCAATCTGTGATGCAATTGGGTGGATAGAAGATGTTGAGTGGTTGATGTATGAGATCGAACCAGTTGGTGGAACAGCCTGAAGGTTCTGGTTGTATAGACCATGGGCGATTACACTCTGAGCCAAATCTCTCCAATCATCTTGAGTTGGCACATGAATACCAGCATTCTCAAATAGTGATGATACCTTCTGGGTCTTTGGCTTCCACTCATTAGCAATATACTTTGCAAAGAATTCACCGCTTGCGTACTTTGACTTTTCAAAGTTATCAAACTTAGAATTATTTTCAATTGCTAGCTTATTTGATGCACGCAATGCGTGGAATAGAACAGTGTAGAAGTAGATATTGGTAAAGTCAATTGACTCTTCCTCACCGTAGTGCATCTTCTCTTTACCGAAATATCCATGAAGGTTCATCTGACCAAGGCCAATAGCACGTGACTTCTTGTTACCCTCAGCGATTGACATAACTGAATCAATATACGACAAATCTGCTACTGAAGTTAGTGCACGAACTGCAACCTCTATAGTCTTTCCAAAGTCTGGAGACTCCATAGCCTTAGCAATGTTTAGTGATCCTAGGTTACATGAGATGTCCTTACCAATCTTGTCATAAGATAGGTCTGCATTATAGGTAGTTGGAGTGTTTACCTGCAAGATCTCAGAGCAAAGGTTTGACATGTTGATGCGACCCTCCACAGGATTAACATTATTAACAGTATCCTCATACACAATGTATGGATACCCTGACTCAAACTGAAGCTCTGCGATTCTCTGGAAGAGATCACGAGCCTTGATCTTTGATTTCTTAATGCGTGCATCATCAACCATTTCCTGGTACTTCTCAGTAACCGAGATGTCACCAAATGGAACGCCGTAAACCTTCTCAACGTCGTATGGAGAGAAGAGGTACATGTCTTCGTTGTTCTTAGCAAGCTCAAGAGTCACGTCTGGGATAACTACACCAATAGATAGTGTCTTGATACGAATCTTCTCGTCAGCGTTCTCACGCTTGGTGTCTAGGAAACGCATAATGTCTGGGTGGTGGGCATTTAGATAGACTGCACCTGCACCCTGACGGGCACCTAGCTGGTTTGCGTAAGAGAATGCGTCTTCAAGCATCTTCATAACTGGGATGATTCCAGATGACTGATTTTCAATCTTTTTAATTGGAGCTCCAAGCTCACGAAGATTACTTAGGTTCAGTGCAACACCACCACCACGCTTTGAAAGCTGTAGTGAAGAGTTGACTGCACGAGCGATTGACTCCATGTTGTCCTCAATGCGTAGCAGGAAGCAGGAGACAAATTCACCACGCTGCTTCTTACCTGCGTTTAGGAAGGTAGGAGTTGCTGGCTGGAAACGACCTGAGATGATCTCTTCGACTAGATCAGTTGCAAGCTGACGATCACCTCGTGCAAGCATTAGAGCGTTCATACAAATTCTGTCCTCAAAACGCTCTAGGTAACGCTCACCATCAAATGTCTTTAGGGCATACGAAGTGTAGAACTTGTAGGCACCAACAAAGGTTGGGAAGCGGAACTTGTGAGAATAAGCTTGCTGAAATAGACCCTTAATAAAATCAAAATCATACTGGTCTAATACCTCTGAATCGTAATATTCATTATCGATTAGATAGTTAAGCTTCTCTTCCAGCGAGTGAAAGAATACTGTATTTTGATTCACGTGGTCAAGGAAGTATGCCTTAGCAGCAGCCTTATCCTTATCGAACTGAATCTTTCCATCATTGCCATAAATATTGAGCATGGCGTTTAGCTCATGATAACTATAATTATCCATTTATTTTCTCCAACCTATCTCTTACTCTTTGTACATCTTCTGATGTACCAAAAATTTCTACTTTTGCTATAACTGGCTTACCAGTTTTTTGAGATATCATTTCTGCTGCTTTGCAAAAATGTTCTCCAAAATTTGTATTTCCTAGACCAATTATACCAACTAAATGATCTCTATTACTTTCTATATTTAAAAAATTTCTAACTTGGCGAGGGATAGCACTCTTGTCACTGCCCCCACCATATGTAGGAACACACAAGACATAGTCTTCAGTTACCACAATGGGGTTCTCGCTATCCCAGTTAATTGGAATGCGAATACTTTCTTGCTCAAGCTTCTCAACAAACCTTTTTGTATTACCAGAATGGTTGGAGAAATATACTACATTCATACCCACGAGATCAAACTCCTCTAATTTTGAGACAAGTAAGGGGAGAGATTTTACCCTCTCCCCCTACCATTATACTGCCGATTAAGGAAGTAGTGTTACCTTGCTCTTAGGGAACTTTGCGTTCCACTTCTTAGCAAGAGAGTTGTACTTAGCCTTTGCAGACTTAGTATTCTTTGCCTCAGCAATTGCCTTTGCCTTCTCAAGCTCAAGCTCTGCCTTTACCTTTGCTAGCTCTGCCTTGGTTGCATCGTGTGCAGCCTTCTCAGCAACAAGCTCTGCAGTCTTAGTAGCAACTTCTGACGCAAGGTCACGAACTGTAACATCAGCAATACGAACCGCAACAGGTGTTGCTAGTCCAGTTACAGCAGATGCTACAGTTGCAGTTGCAAGCAAACGAACAGTTCCTGAAGCAGGAAGTGTGATCTCCTTGGTCTTTGAACCAAGAGTTGCAGTTGCAGTGTCTGTAGTCAAAGCAAAAGTTTCGTTTGTAGTAGTTGTAGTAACCTGAAGGTTGATGGTTGCACCACCCTTAGCGTTACCGAATACATCCACACCACGAACGGTTGCAGTGTATACGGTACCAGCAGCACCAGTTGCAGAGCCAGCAAGTTCAATTGCGTTCAATGCACCAGCAGTACCCTGGAAGTAGTAAGTAGTTGTATTTCCACCAACAGTTACTGCAACAGAACCAACTGCTGTAGTAGTAGTGAATACGTAAAGGTCAGCAGATGTACCAGTACCAGTTGAAATTGATACAGATGATGAACCTGCAGCAGCAGTTACTGGAGCACCAGCAGCAGCAAGTGCAGTAACGATCTTACCGTTAGTTGCGACAGCAGAAACAGTAGTTCCAGTGTCAAGGCCTGTTAGGGCAATCTTTAGTGCGTCTGTAGCGTCTACAGAGTTATCTGCAGGAACTGGTAGAGCGACTGGTGCTGAAACAGCAGTACCGCCAGTAGCAGAAGTTCCGCCAACTGTTAGAGCAGTAGATACTGCAGCACTTGCAGGTGTTGCAATTACTGATGTTGCAAGGGCAGTAGCTGCAACTACTGCGAATGCGATCTTCTTAAATGAAGTCATATATATATTTCCTTTTCTGTTTATATTAGATTTAGCCTATCCAAATAATCTTTTACTTCCTTTGGCATAGGTTTATATTGTATCACACTGTCTTTTTGTTTGTCAAATTCGGTCTTGGGCCTATCCTTGAAAGTGTGAATCTCTACTTCAAGGTTCAGGTCTCTTGGAGTGTGACTTATAGCACCGAATATGGAACCACACACGGCATCAGCCAAGTCCTTGGACAACTTACGTGGGTGATCAACGTTCTTACCATTCTTGGTAATCTTTAGCTCTGTAAGCTCTTCAAAGAGGAGCTCCACAGCAGGGATAGCAAGTCTATCTTCATATACTAGCATAGCCATGTCCTCATAATGTTTCTTTCCGACAGAAACAGTATCAGTTCTCATACCAATAGCCTTTAGCTCATTCTGGATGTCAAATGACTGCCAGCGGTCAAAGGTTACTAATCCTATGTTAAATCCTAATCTTCTTAGGTTCTGGATCCAGTGCTTTACCTCTGAAAGGTCAACTGGTCCCTCAATCCTTGGTTCCCACCATACTACAGCATCTACTACTACGATTGGTGCAACCTGGTCATAATCCTTAACTACCTGAACATTTACCCACTTTTCTACGTGAGCAATTGCAACAGCACACTTGTCATGCTTCTGTGCAAGGTCAGCGTGTACGTAGTAGACCTTGTCTGGATCAGGCTCAAATGATGGCTCAAATCTTCTAAAGCTATCAATAGGGTTCCTGATTGTCATTGCTGCACGAACCTTTTCACGTTGCTTGAAGAATGCATCAGACATGTATGTTGGAACACAGGCAAAGCGTTGCATTGCATCACCAAGGTCAGTAAAGAATGATACCTTAAAGTCATCAATTTTACGAGTTGGGTTAACTACCCATGTTGGTCTCTTTAATGCAAACATGCCTGGATACTTGTAGGAAATAATCTCATCTTCTTCCCACTCAATCTCTAGCGAGTTGCCTTCTGCATCTTCTGGCAAATCCTCATTCATAATAAACTTGTGAGTCTTCTGAACAACATTCTTCTCTGCGATTACAGCATCATATCTAGTTGAGATAAAGTCTCCAGGAAAACGAGGGAACGAAAGCAGTGCTACTTTTCCGAGATCAGGAAAGCGAGAATCAACAGAGGCACGGAATGCTTTGTAAATATTATCCGCAGTTTTACCTTGATCATTACCAGTTCCAATTTCTGTAGCAAAGCCAGAGATCTCGTCAAGGACTGCAAGAATAAGATTGAGACCCTCGTGAGACTCTCGTTCCGAGTGACCTGAGTATACTGTGATAGATTTATCAAACTCAATGGATTCTGCTTTTGGATTATATCGTCCAGCAAACCATGGCGATTTTTCAATCTTTGTCTTAAAGCCTTTAAAGAATACATTCTTCGCCTGCTGAGCGTTGATCGCAACGTTAATGATATCAATGGCATCGCCACTAGGTTTACCAAAATATCGTGCAGGATCTTTAAGACAAAGTAGCTTATATACAATGTACGCACAAGCAACAGTTGACGTGAAATCTTTACCCGAACCTTTGCCAAGCTGAAGAATAACTTCATTCTTGGTATACTTCTTGTAATATCTTCTTCCATTTTCTTCTCCCATGATATCTACCAAATCTTCCAACCTGTAGATCTGACTCATGGCCTCCACAATATCGTATTGGACCTGTGACAGTGGTGGCTGATTCAGGAAGTCTTCGCCCTCAACGAATGTTTTAGCATCTACAGGAATTTCTGCAAAGTTATCATTCTTAAGTGCATCTAAAAAATCATCAAACATTGTTATTCACAATCACGACTGTTTCTTGATTCTTGCTCAGCTTAGACAATCTACGCATGATCTCATCACGGATGTCTGGATACTCTGATGCAATATCTTTTAGGATTTGAATAAGTGCTTGCTGCTTTTCTTCAATCTCAATCATCTCTTCAGCAAGCTCTTTATTCTCAAGGAGTCCTGCCTTCTGAAGCATATCAATACGTGTCTTCTCTAGATCCATAACAAGCTTAATACCCTGGGTCTTTGCAGCCAGGTTTGCTGTTGTCGTTGCCTCATCAATTACTTCGTAGGCTTTTGAGATTAGCTTGCTATAGTGAGTGTCAGCACCAACCAAAGCCTCTTTAGCACGTGCACGGATAGCAGCATTGTCTGCAGCCATCTGTCTCCATTCGCTAATGTATCCAACGACAGTCTGTCTTGGAATAGCCAATTCTTTAGAGATTTGTGTAGGATCATTTCCTGCAAGGTATTTCTCTACAACCTTGTTTACATTATCTAGATGCTCTACTAGCTTATCTTCCATATTTAAAAGCCGTTCTCATTCTTTCTTCATTCTTAGCAATGAGTTCTGGGTTAGCCTTCTGCTCATCAGTTAGTGCAAATTTTGCTCTAGTTGGTAGATCTGCTTTATCAGTATCTTTAACGTAATAGAATACAGCGATGCTCTCTCTGTTCTCGCCATTTGGTGCTGCGATCATCTCAGGCAATCCATGCCAGAAGTTTCCATCTGTTTCAAATATTACTGCACGATTAAACTTTGGAGATACAGATACAAGCTTTTCTCCTGGCTGACCATCTACATCATTCCAGAACTCTAGCTCCCCACCCCAGGAATCTTGCCAGTTCTTGTTTAAGTAAATAATTATATTTAGCTTTCTGACAAGCCCAAGCTTTGGATGCAGCTTTGCATCCTGATGCAGATTTAGTCTGCCATTGCTTGCGTGCAGGTGCATTCCACCAGCGTGCAACCCATAGTCTGCGATAAGACCATCAATGCCAGTTAGCTCTTCAAGTGTGTCTGTGAATTCTTTTGTTGTTAGGTCAAAAAATGTTTTATAGAAATCAGTTGGGTACCAGTCCCAGTGAGTAGATAAAAGCTTTTCCTCAAACTCTGAGTTGTTTCTTGTTAGCCATCTTTCATCGTCATACGAGTAGAACTGATCTGATAACCTATCTGCCAGCTCAGGCTGTAGGAAGTCGTCAAGAATCCAGATACGTGTTGGCTTTTCTATAAACTCAATGTGCTGTGACACTCTTCTTACCTCTCTTGCCTTTCTGTGGAATTCTCTTTACCCTGTCAACCTGAAATGACCTAAAGCTGTGGCTTTGTCCACGATATAGCTCAAAGCAGTCAACCCACACAGACCCGTTGTCAGTGTTTGTAACCAAAGCATCGAACTTGAACTTTAGTCCATATTCTCCGCTTACCTTAATTATATCACCACGAGCTATCTCAAAACCCCCAATATTCATAGAATACTCTCTTGAGAATTTGGTTTCAGCTACTGGTACAAGCTTCTTCTTTGCCAATTAGACATCACCCTTGATCCTCTTGATTTCATCTTGGATATAGAAGATAGCCTTCTGAAGGTCTTCTATGTGCTTCTCTTCACTCTTAATCCCTGCCCTCCAGATATACTTCATGGCATTTCCCAGATTAAAGTTCATGTGTCTAGTAATTTGCAATGCCTCAATACCGCTTGGGTGGCTGGTGTAGTGTGTTGGGTGATTAACCTGGTCAACTGTTATCTTTAGTTTATCGCTCATCGCCTTGACTTTCTTAGTCCAAATTTAGCAAGATACACATAGATAGTCTCAAGACTAACTCCGCATTCTTTTGCTATGTCCTCTGGGGACTTCTTGTCTACGTGGAAGCGTTTCCGCAACCACATCTCGTTTGTATATAGTTTAGCAGCCATCTTTTAATTTGTCAACCTATCCCAGTTATTTACTGCATAGTGTCCAATACCAATAGCGTCAGCAACGTCAGGATCGCTAACACTCCTATCGTATTGAATGTTAATATAATTAATAGTTTTTTCTTTTCTGAGATTACGCTCATAAGTTTTAAGCCATGAATCAGACTTTTCAGGATACTGTTTACGTATCGCAAGCTTTTCTTCCTTAGATAGTTTCTTATTACCTATATAGTTTTGCCATGTGATTGGTGCCACAGACTTAATGATAGATACCCCAGTCAACCCAGCAGCACCAAGGAGTGCACCCTGAACCAGGGCAAGGTCTGCTGCGGTTTTTGGACTGTTCATGAATACCGTATGCTCAATAACAATGGCATCAAAAGGCTCATAGGCATCGAAGAATGCCTTTGTCTTTCGACATGCGTCTACGACTTTATCATACGTGGTAATTCCAGAATACTTAATCTTTCCAAAAGACACTAGATCTTTTGAGTTAAATACAGAGAATGCAAGGCTGTTTGTGCTAGCATCAATTGCTAGTATCTTTGTCGGTTTCCCAATTATTGAGTTCAACTTTACCATTTGCTATTCCCTTTATTTGTCTCAAAATACGATTTATTTCTTTTGGATCTACTATGCATTTTTCGCATGTCTTGTCATCATTGTATATAGATAATGTGGTGTCACATATCTTACAACGCCTGTCTTTGTTTTTACGTCTTTCTCGTCTAGTCTTCTCATAGCGTAAAGCTATTTTTTCCTTAGTCGCTTGTTCACGACATAGGGCTGAGCAGTAAATCTGATAGGACGTATTTGGTGTAAATTGTGTGTCACACCATTGACAATGTTTCATCTATTGGCTCCAGAGATTTAATTTTGATCTCTCCCTTGCCAGCCTCTGCACACGCAGCCTGAATAGGACACGTCTTACAAATTTTTGAATTTGAACGGTAGTTCTTTTCTGGTAGGGTTCTGTCAACCCAGGCCTTACGAACTACTCTCATCCAATCAAAAGCTTGGTTTACCCACGATACTAAGTAACTTCCTGGCTTTACCTCAACTGGTAAAATCAGTAGGTCATGGTTGTTCTTATTCTCATATATAAGAACTCCCTTAGTTTTGCCAAGAATCTTCATATAAATAAGCAACTGAACTAGGTGGCCCTTCTTTGGCTTACCTGCTGCCTTTCTATACTCAAAACCTTCGCTTGGCATGGTCTTGATTTCACCAACGATATCTTCGCCTGCCCATTCCAACATGGCATCACCATATCCAAAGATAGGTGGGTCCTGGTTGGTAATTTTAAACTCAGTAGTTCTATTGCCTTCGTCATCAACAAAAGCCTTAGCAATACCAGAGTTAAGCATGGCAGTCTGTATTCTGTCGTGAGACAGGGTTCCAGCTGTCATGTTTGCTACACCATAGGCATCTGCATTGTCTTCGAATGTCTGACCATCGAATGCTAGATACCAATATCTTGGACATTCTCCATGTGAGAATGCAATAGTTGATGGAGCAAAAGTTTTCTTTTTTTGAAACTTTGAAACACGAGTAACAGTATACCCGTGGTGAATCTTTGCGATCAGTTCGTCAGCGTCGATAAAAGAGTCAGCCTTTTCCTGGACTCTCTTCAACATTACCTGACTTAGTAAATTTTTAGCCATAATACCACTTAGCGAGTTATGTACTTAAGTGCAGCAACCAAATTATTGATTGACTCTGCAGCAGTGAAGTACAAGTTCTTCTTCGCTCTATCTCCCTTATCTACGTTTGCCATCCAGGTTGCTTTAAAAGACATTTTTGCAGCAATTGCCTGTAGGCGTACTATTTCAATCGTTGCTAGTTGTAAAGGAATATCTGGCTTAACAATAAGCTTAGCAATAAAAGTTAATGCTGTTGTCAATTCCTCGTCTTGCATATAATCAGATATTTCTGCAAGACCGTTAATCATATCTAGAGTTGTTTGTCCTTCATTACTCATTTACAAACCCTGCAATCTGTGATTCATGAATTCCATCTTCGTTGCCCTGAGCATTATAGATCTCCCATGCTGCAATCATCTTTGGGTGCTGAGACACTTCTAGATTATATGCCTCACGCTTTTCATGGAAGAACATTGGATCAATTGGATTGTGCTGATTCATCCATCTGTAGTTTGTTACTGGGCAATAGTCAAAGCTTACAATCTCGCAGAACTCTCCCTCTTTCCACTTACGCTTTGGTCGCCAGTGTACTTGATTGACAGCACTAAAGATAATGGCATCACCCTTCTTTAGCTCATACTCCTTGTCATCAACCCAAAGAGTCCAGTCTTCAATATTCTGGTCAAGGCAGTAGTTGAATGTTACTAGGTTTTCATCTGCATCAAGGTGTGGTGGCAATGCTGATGCATACTTACCATCACCATAAGCCATGTTGTAATCAATATAGTTATAGTGTGTGAGCCTAATTGGATCCTTGTGAATTGGCTTGGCGTATGAATCCATTACCGCCTCAATTTCTGGAGGACACTCAAACTCAATTAGTAGTCTAGACATGTGAACAATCTTCTTTGGATGGAATCTAGTTTCACCGTAGTACTGCTCCTGAGTTCCCTGAAGACGGTCATACTGACCAGCAGTCATTAGGGCTCTATTCTTTTCAATAATGTCACGCAATTGCTTGACCTGATCATCGTTGAATGGTTTTTCTACATATATTGGCAATTCTTTATTGTATTTATCGAAATCTGTTAGCCACTTATGCATTGGAGCTGGGTTTAAAGGTACCCCAGTTCTTGGATCAATTTGCATATTTTTTCTCCTGTTCCCATTGTTTTTCGTATTTCTCTTTTTTTGCTTGCATTAAATCTTTGTGTTCAGCAGTTGTCTTCTCTGGATTCTTTCTGCTTAGGTGACAGAATATCATATCTACGTATTCTCCAGGGCCAAAATCCTTGTGAGTTCTCCAGTGAATCTGGTGGGTTCCGCTAAAGGTTAGTGCCTGATTATTTTCAAGAGTGAATTCTTTTTCCTCTACAACTATAGGCCAAGTTGTGTTACCGCCAAGCTGATAATCGAATGTAAATCTTTGTGATGGAAATGTATCGTCAAAATGTGGAGCAAGGTTTGGCAATGTAAAGTCACCATCTGCTACAGCATATCTTGCAAACTGATACTCAGTTAGCTCTAGGTCAGATTCTCCAATGCTGTCTTCGACTATCTTTACAATTTCCTGACAGATATCTTCTGGAAACATGAAGTTAGTTATTCTTTGATTATAAATAGCCTGGTAGTAGTACTGCTCTGAATCAGATATGATACCCCTGATTCTTTCAACAAGCTCATCACTAAATGGTTTGTCAATTATAACGTTTTTCATTAATTATCCCTCAGCTTCATGTCAAAAAATATCATCTTTACGTATTCTTTATTTGTAAATTCTTTATCTATTCTACCATGAATCATTCTTCCTGGCAAGAACATTACTGCATCATTATTAGCAAGATCATATTCTGTGTCTTCTACGTATATTGGCCAGCTTGTATTTGCATCAATCTGATAATCAATAAGTAGAAAGTCCATATTATCTTTATGTGGAGTAAGAGATGGTGCTCCATATTCTCCAGAATATTCTGTATAGGTAGCACAGAAGAAATCTGCATCAATACCGTTTTCAGCAGCAACAGAATTAATCTTATTTATAATGCTCTGAGGAAGCTCTAGATTATTAATCATAATCTTTCCAAGACTTACGTTCTGAATGTACATGCTCTTGTCATCTACGATGTCCTGTGGGAAAGGCTCCCCAGCAAACTCATTCCAAACAAATACCTTCTTGGTCAGCTTTTCGTGATTGATAATTTCCGATATCTGCTGAATCTCTAGTTCAGAGAACATGTCTACAATATGCGTTTTCATATATCTATTATACATCATCAATCAATTGCTCTAGAATCTCTAGCTCAATAATTGCCAATCTTACCTTCTGATTGCCCTCACCAAGAACAACGAAGATAGCTGGGTCTGAGTGGTTTTTTATGGCATCTGTAACTGCCTTAGCCCAGTTATCCTTATTGACTGTAAAACCTTTTGGATATTCCTTAAAGTCAACAGTAAAGTTATGCCATGTCGCATCACCCTTCTTAGTATTTCTACCAGAATTTTTGTGCTGCTTAGCACCAATGCGACTGCTCTCACCCCTCTCGCTCATAGTCCCTCTTCTTCTTGGTGGCCATAGATACCTTGCTTATGTGTCCAGACTTACACATCCAAGTAAGCTCTTTGGTTTCTGGATATGAGCGTAGAGATGTAACCTCCACCTTGCATGTATGACATGGAAATTTTCCAGGATATACTGTGTACTTAGCCATTTAGCTTTTCCCTAATAGAGTCTTGAAGGTCTAGGTCTTCCCTTACTCTTGCTACAAATGCATCTCTACCCTGGATCTTTGTTCCGTCTTCAAGCTGGTACCAAGCACCAGTTCTGCTGACTACTCCTAGCTGTTCTGCTGTGTCAACAAGATCACCAATACTGTCAATGCCCACATCGTCACCTCTAAAATAGAAGTCATACTCGCCACCTTGGAAAGCAGGAGAAGTCTTAGAGAACTGTAGGTCCCAACGAACTTTTCGGCCAATCTTTTCTTCAATGAGTTTATCTCCGACATGGATCTTTCCCTTCAATGCTTGGTTGTCTGATTCTGATGAAAATAGTTTAATTACTGTAGATGAATAGAACTTAATAGACATACCACCTGTTGGCTGCTGGCTTGTGTACATTGCATTAATGTTGTTTCTTGACTGGCTAATAAGAATAAGAAGCGTAGGCTTTACCTTATTGTTAGCATAGTTCAACATCTTAACTGCATTGCTGAAGTCTCTTGCTTCTGCACCAATTTGCTTTGTATTCTCAAGCTGCTTAAGCTCATCAGAATCCTTTTCAAAATAGATTGCTGGAAGTAGAGATGTAATTGAGTCAACTACAATTAGATCCACTCCAGCCTGCATTAGACTTGTACCAACATCTACCATCTCATTGATAGTACGTGCTTGAGATACAATCAGCTTTGAGGTATCTACTCCAAGACGCTCAGCCCATGAACGATCATAGGACATCTCAGCATCAATCCATGCACAAACCTTACCCTCTTTTTGTGCCAGAGCAATTGTCTGCAAGCATAGAGATGATTTAGCAGATGACTTTGATCCCCAAATGAGAACCTGTCGTCCATATGGCAAACCACCATTTAGTGCACGATTGAGACCAAAGCTAGGAGTCTGAGCAAATTCAGTATCTGGCACAGAGTCTCCAATCATCAATCCCTTACGCAGCTTTGGATTAAGCTGTGCTAATACATCTTCAACTGTCATTGTCATTAGAATCGTACTCCATGCTTCTCTGGTCTGCTCTTGTTAAAGCTTGTCTTCTTTTCCATAGCATAATCTAGCGATGTCTTGGTATATCCATTTTCAACTAGACCTGCATATAGGTCGAACGTGCGGATAAGAATGTCTGCCATCTCATCTGCAATCTCTTCTTCGCCTTTGTCCTTGCGAATAGCCTCCATCACCTCTACAGCCTCTGACACAATCATCATTAGCTGCTTTGTGATAAAGATATCATCTACATCTTCAGGCCAAAAACCTTTTGCTACGGCAGTCTTGTGTAGCTCTTCTGCCCAATCATCAAATTGCATGTACATCCTCCATAATTATTGTTCCATCCTTGGTTTTACCCAAATCAAATTTATACGCAGATCCTTCTTGAATCTTCATATATGCCTTAGCAAATGCTGTAGGGAATACTGTTACTGGGTGTAACTCTCTAGAGGCATCTGCTAGGGTAAGTGTTGCCATCTTTTTGCCTGCCTTGGTAATGCGTGGCTTAAAAGATACAACAAATAGTTCTTCATCCTTATACGGCAATTGCTTATAGTTAAGATACTTTATAAGTGCCGAATCAGCTTTACCAATCTCATCAATCTGGATGGCCTCAGTAATGCGATTATCGCTAGCCAAAATAAGATATGTCTTTCCAGTTTCGATTGTAGACTGCTCATCATCAAAGATACCTACACTTCCTGTTTTGTCAAGTATTTCTACACGTGACCAACCCTTACCACGCTTGATAGACTTAACCATTCCCATCAGAATGAATGAGCCCTTCTCTTCAAACTCTTCTACCTCGTTAATAAAGGCATGGTAGTGCTGTGGAACTGAGATATTAAACTCTGGCAAGTTTAGATACTCATAAAGGTTCTCACGAATCTCATCGTCATTTCTAGGCTGATCCTGGAAGGTTGCTGCACCTACAACTCTCATTGCCTGTAGTGCACGACTGTTTACGCCATTGCCCTTACCAAATGTAAACTCTTCCAACTCCTTATATGAGTTAAATGGACGAGCAGCCATATACTTAGATGCAATGTTATCTGAGATATACTTAATACCAGTAAGTCCAAATCGGATACCCTTGCCTTCAATCTTGAAATCAGCATCTGAGTCATTTACGTGTGGAAGCTTAATAGAGATACCCATACGCTTTGTCTCAATTAGATACTCAGTACGAGCATCCTTATCCTTTTCATTCTTTAGGATTGAATACATGAACTCTAGTGGGTAGTGATACTTTAGCCATGCTGTCCAGTACGACAGCGTTGAGTAGGCCACAGCGTGAGACTTGTTGAAAGAGTATCCAGCGTGTGCTTCAAAGTCTGTCCAGAGCTCTTCAGCAACGTTAGGGGATAGGAATCGTGATGCACCCTTAACGAACTTGTCCTTAAACTGGTCAAATTCCTTAGCATCCTTCTTCTTACCAATGATCTTACGAACCTTGTCAGCCTCAGCCATTGTCATACCGCCAAGCTCTGTACAAGCCTGCATAACCTGTTCCTGATACAAGATACATCCATAGGTCTCAGCCGTAAATGACTTCATTACCTGGTGCTTATAGTCAATATTTTGTCTACCCTGCTTGCGTGCAATGTAGTCTTTACCAATAGTATTCGCAGCACCTGGACGAACTAGAGCGTTAGATGCAGACAATTCTGCAAGATTCTTCACACCCATCTTAACCAGAAGGTTTGTATATGGAGTAGCTTCACACTGGAACACGCCCTTGGTATATCCATCAGATAGCATTCGATATACGTTGGCATCATCCATGTCAATTGACAGGAGATCAATCTGCTTATCGTGACGCTTTTCAATGATATCAAGTGTGTCACGCAATACAGAGAGTGTCTTTAGACCAAGTGCGTCAATCTTAATAAGACCAATACGCTCTGCTTCTTCCATGTCTACCGCCACAACTGGGATACGCTCTTTGTTTCCTGGAGAGGTACGAGTTTCTAGTGGAGCAAATTTAAAGATAGGCTGCTTAGATGTGACAACACCTGCAGCGTGAATACCAGTACCACGGATACGACCACGAAGCAAATCTCCATAGGTTTCAATCTCTGGATACTTCTCACGGAACCATGCAGACTGCTTTGATGAGCAATAGTCATCCCAGTCATCAACTACCTTTAGAACCTTGTTAACATCTGGCAGTGGAACGTTTAGTGTACGAGCAATGTCACGAACCATACCCTTGCCACGGAACTGCAAGAATGTAGCAATAGATGCAACGTGCTTATACTGACGAACCAAGTAGTCCTTAACCTCTTCACGGCGTGAGTCCTGAATATCTGTATCGATATCTGGGAAGTCATTACGTTCTGGATTAATAAAACGGAAGAACAATAGTCCATGCTCAATAGGGTCGATGTCCGTAATACCTAGAGAGTAGCAAAGAAGAGATCCTGCAGCAGAACCACGACCTGGGCCTACCATAATGCCCTCTTTCTTCGCCCAAGCAATCATAGAGCGTACAACTAGGAAGTAAGGACCAAAGTTCTTAGCCTCAATTACCTCAAGTTCTTCTTCTAGTCTTGCAATGTATTCCTCTGTCTCAATACCTCGTTCCTTGAGTCCTGCCAGAGCAAGCTCACGAAGTTCTTTATTAGGATTCTGATACTGTACAGGAAGCAAGTCCTGGTGGTCTTTAATCTTGTAGTCTTCTACCTTGTCAACAATCTCACGGGTAGCCTCATACATATCTTCACGATCAATGCCCTGTGCCTTCATGGCGTTGTGCATCTCTTCGTCAGATAGTAGGTGAATCTCAAATTTATTAAATGACATTTGACGGTCAGCACCATACAAGTAATCTAGACGGTCCATCAGGTTATCATACTTCTTAGAACCCTCGTAGGTTGCACCCTTCTCAACCTTATTAGAATAAGAGTTAAGGATAAGCTTTAGCTCTTGAATTTCCTTTTGTGATGGATCAGAGTGGTGGCAGTCAGGAGTTACAACTGGCTTTACCCCAAATTCATCTGCTAGATCTAGGAGAGCCTTATTAATCTCTGGTGGATTGTGTGGCATTACCTCAATGTAATAGTCATCTCCAAAGATTGCCTTACACTTCTGGATGTGCTCTTTTGCGTATGCAAATTCATTTGCTTCAATAGCCTTTGCCAGAACTCCAGAAAGACATCCAGATGTAATGATAAGGCCATCCTTATACTGCTCAAGAACATCCCAGTCAATTCGTGGCTTCTTGTAAAATCCTTCAGTCCAAGCAATCTCATTTAGCTTGTTTAGATTCTCAAGCCCCTTAGAGTTCTTGGCAATAATGATAAGGTGGTTATAGTTAAGATCAAGTGGGTCATTGTTAGCCTTCTTGTCTTCATGGTGGAAGCGATCCTTTGTGATGTACCCTTCGATACCAAGGATTGGCTTGATGCCTGCCTCTTTGGCAGCACGATACATTTCACGGTGGCCAGACAGTGATCCATGGTCTGTGATTGCGATTGCTGGCATTCCCAGCTCTACGGCACGGTCCACATATTCCTGTGGTGTTGCAATTCCGTCAAATAGCGAGTAGTGTGTGTGGACGTGTAGACCAGCGTAACTCATAATTTCCTTTGTTAATAAAATAGATTTTGTTTAATAAATATTGCTTAAAGGTAAGATGAAATGGGGGCAACCGAAGTTACCCCCAAATCAAACTTAATTACCAATCAATGTTGGTTGATGTGACAGACGGAGTGTCGAAGCCAAAGTAGAATGCTTCCTGCTCTGGGTAAGGAACTTCACGAACTACCTTCTCAAGGTTGTGGAATTCGAAGTCTCCCCAAGCAAATGGCTCTGAGTCTGGACCAGTAGGGATAAGAGTGTAATTGGTTTCAGTTCCCTGACCATTACGCTTTAGCTTCCATACTAGGTTTGAAATGCTACCAGTCTCAAGTGCGTACTCACGGATTGTGTTGAATGCAGACTGCTTAGTCACTCCCTGTGACCAAACTGCAATGTATGGTGCCTCAAGGCCATCGTCAACTAGGACGTTGCAGTAGAAGCGAAGCTTTGAACGCCATCCTGCCTTTGGCTCCTTGCGTGCCATCTCACATGCAAAGCAGCGACCTTCAGTTTCCATAGTACAAGCAGCCATACGCTTGTAGTCCTTTGGATTGGTGTGCTGTGCAATAACAACAGACAAGCCTCGCTCATCTGCGTAGTGTGCTGAATCCTGATCCAGTTCTTCAACGAAACGAATCTTTGCAGCCTGTCCGTCAGCTAGCTTTACCCAACGAACCTTTGTTCCTGTACCTTCATACTTTGGCTTATCAAGAATTGCATTGATATCTTTTAGCCCTTTAATTACACCCATGGTGTTCTCCTTATTTTTTGTTGTTGTATTATTGTAGCATGGCCATTATTGATTTGTCAAATGACATATCTAGCCTTTTTATATCTTCGTCCTGCATATCTCCGATATCCTTATAGTTAGAGTCTAACTTAACAGTAGTAACCATTGGGCCAAGACTTTTAATAATCTTATCCCTCATGTTACTTCCTGCCTCATCATTATCTGCTATAACGAAAACAGAATTAAAGTACTTACGAAGAAGCTCTATTTGTTTTGTAGAGACCATAGCCCCTAGTGTTGCAACTGCTGGAATACCAACTTGGTCTAACCTAATTGCATCGAAAGACGATTCTACCACATAAACCCTGCTAGATGTCTTAACTCTGTGAAGATTAAATAATACCTTAGACTTTGGTAGCCCTGGAGTATTCTTAAAATCTTTACCCTCAATCGATCTGCCAACGAAGCCAACTTCCATACCGTCTGGTGCAGAGACAGGGATAGTAACCATATCCTGCTTTTCAGAAAAGCCAAGTTGAAACTTCTTGACAGATGCCTCAGTTATAAGTCTGCCAGCGTAGTATCTCATTGCTCTTGGCGACTCCAATGCTTGCTGATTTAATCTCTTGATTAGCAGCTGGTCATATTGAACATAGTCAGGAATAGCGATAAGCTTTTTCTCTATATCTCCAATGATTGAAGAAAGTCCTTCTTTTGACTTGATGTATCTTGCTGCTTCAAAATATGTTCTTGAAGTCGTATGCATTACTACCTCAACCAAATCCGCTACGTGGTGACAAGAAAAACAAAAGAACTTTCCAGTTACCTTGTCAACTTCTCCAGCAGGAGTTCTGTTATTTGCGTGAAATGGACAGAAAATAATATAATCAGAATCGATCTCTTTTTCAATTGTGAGACCTGCACCAATTAGTACTTTTTTGATTTGATCAGAAGTATAGTTGGCCATTACTTATCCTCAAAGTCCTTGTACTTGTAGTAGCCCTTATCAAAGTCTGCCTGAACCAAGAACTCACCCATAAATCCATTACGGTTCTTGCGGAACACGCATTCAATGATATCAGAGTTTGTTCCACGACCAAGTGCCAACACCCAGTCAGCATCGTATGCAATCTGACGAGACCATGCAGTCTGTCCAAGAGTAGGCACAGTATCTAGCTTTGTAACGTCATCAGGAGTAGCAGATGAAATAGCAATAATAGGAACCTCTTCACTAATAGCCATAAGCTTTAGCTCACGAGATAGGTTCTTCATACGTACCGTCTCATTATCAGACTTTTGATTTGGAGACATGAGCTGCAGATAGTCAACGACTACGAAGTCTGGCTTATACTGATCGATCTTTCCACGCAATACAGATGGAGTAACTTCTCCACCTGAGTCATTGGAAATAATATGGAACTCTGGCTTACCCTGAAGTGCCTTCTGGTGCCACATCTTAAGATCCTCAATATCAATCTGACCAGCAGAAAGCTTTCTGTGTGACCAAAGACCATCGCCCATGATTGCGAATACACGGTTACGAACTTCGGTCTCGCTCATTTCAAGGGAGACAATCATTGGTGACTTTCCAGACTTCCAAGCCTGAACAGCAAAGTAAAGCGACAGCCACGACTTTCCAATACCAGGATATGCTAGCATAACGCCAAGCTGTCCTGGCATAATTCCAGCAGGTAGATAATTGTCAAATCCTGGCAAGCCAGTTTTAATTCCTGACAAGCCTAGCTCAGACTGCTTCTTAACATTCTCATAGTATGCAATTGCAGACTCTAGGTCTGTAGCATCGATGTCACGGATTGCTGCAGTGTTCTTTCGTAGTTCAGATGTCTTGGAGATTAGTGTCTCAAGTGCTTCAAGACCTTTGTCAGCCTGAACATCCGCTGCAGCATTTCTAATGATGTCCTTTAGGCTATCATTCATATACTCAGCTTGTAGTTCTTCTAGGTGATGCTTAGTTGCCCCTACCCCAGATTCTGGCTGAAAGTCACGAAACTTCTCTACAACAAGTGCCTGTGGAGGAGTTGATCCATTCTGCTCAAAGTATAGTCTGATAAAGTTCCAGATATCTTTATGGGTCTTAAGAATGTTATCTACGTTTGCCTGAAGCAATACGTGGATCTGCTTATCTTGCAAAACAGCAGAGATTAGTTTTGATTCTGAATTACTCATTTAGCCACCTCTTTGCCATTTGTCTTCTTATTTCCCTTTCTTTGATATCTTCTTGTAGTTGTGCTTTTTTATCAATTATATCTTGTGCATAGTTGGCAAAATACTTCCAGCCAGGATTTTGTGCTACATCAAAATAGTGTGCCAACAAATCGTAGCATTCTGATATACCATATGATTCAATTAGGGCATCTGCAGCCCACTGCTCAACGTTAATATTGATCTGTGGCTTCTGCCCATATTTCTGAGTGTAGAGCTTTGAGTAGCGACTAAGCAAAGCCATACGGTCTTTGCGTTCAGCCATTATTCTACTTCTGACTTAGCTTCTGTAATTTTTTCAGCAAGCTTAGTTTCTACGAAAGAATAGACACGATCAAATGCCTCATTAATAGTTTCGCTCTCACGCTTGTTGTCAATGACATTAAGGTCAATTCTCAGTGACTGAAAGTTGCCTAGATTAAGAGTGTAACCAAGTGTTACACCAACTTTAGTGTTTTCGTTTTCCATACCCGTTTCCTTACTATATTGATTCAGACCACACTGGAATGAATCTACCATCTTCTGTTTTCGTATAAGTTAGTATACCATCTCCCATACGCCTTGTCAACTCTTGGCGTGTTGGCGTTATGTTATTTGTCACTAACTTGTCTTTTCTTGGTTGCCCAATGTGGTACGAAGCCAGTATATCACGAAGTTCAAAAACTTGCGACTCTGAGTAATAAGACCTTACCTGCCAACCAGTCTTACCGCCCTTCTGTGACCCCGTAGCAGGGGGAACAATCCCTCTGCGGACTAATGAAGGCATATACTTCTTATGACGATTAACTAGACTAGCAGTCTCGCCAACAGTAAATGCTCTTTCACGATTTCTTTTAAAATCATTAATAAGACAGCTTTCTATTCTATCTTCAATAATATTATAAACAGACATTATTCCATTAGATCTGTTTAGGTGGTGAACCCTTACTAGGTCCCCATTTAGGAAATACACCTTTTTGCTACCAGGAATTATTGGTGCATTGTTATAGTCTTCACGGGACATGGCCCCAAGACGATGTGGCTTTTTTTCCATTATATCTTTAATTAGGAATGCCGATAACAATCAAGTTTAGCCCAACAGCAAGGTTTCCAGAAGTGGCAAAAGTAACAGTTCCACTAACTGAGTTTGGGCCTACTGACTTGATCATAACATTTACAGCTGATCCAGCATCTGCACCAGCTACGCTAATAGGGGTTGCTGTTACAATTGGGATATGCTTAAAGTAGGATGGGAACTGATAGTCCCATTTTACTGGCGTTCCTGCTGTAACGTTACCGCTTGAAACTTCGACGTACCCACCAACAAAGCAGGCTTCTGATGTCTTGACTGTCTGCACTCCTGCAGACTGTGTGTGAATGCTTGTAAGCTTCATCGTTGGTGATGTAGATATGTTGCTAGCTAGCTTGTTAATTCCATTTGCTAGCTCTAGTAAGTAGGTAGCATCGATTGGCTGACCTGCACTTGGTGTTCTAACTATATTTGCCATATTTTTCTCCTATACTAGTATAGCACTACCAGCTGACATTGCCTTCAAATACTTTGAGTAGATTTGGTGTTGACACCATCTTTTGAACGGATGCTGACTGCACAAGGACATATGCCTTTGTTTTTCCAGCTGCTGGGATAAATGAATAATTGATTGATTGAGTTTTGCCATGGTAAACATATGGATCCGAGCTTTCATACTTGACAAAAATATCATAAAGTGGTAGGTTGTTTGTATTGTCCCAAATAGCGTCAACAGTACCGCTAGAGTACTTGACAATTCCATTAACTGCTGATACTGGCTTTGCTGGAATTGCATAGATTTGAGACCAGTCAGATGCCTTAACCTTATCCTCAATAATACGATATCTAACAAGATACTTATTCTCAAAGTTTACCAGGGGCAGCGAAGCCTTATCTATCTTGCTCTTCTTATTTGACACTATATATCTACTCCGAACCTGAATTCTATATAGTTATTGGTGTTTTCTAGCTTTTTAATTGTTGTGGCAGCTGGTGTCTTAATTACTGAATACCCAGACATACCATACAGAGGATTTATTGTAGTTGTATTTTCAAGTCTAAGTGCGTCTAGGCATACGTAGAAAAGATCATTTACGTTTCCTGATGCATCCTTGACGGATGAAAAAACCTTAATACTAGTGACCTGATTCCATGAGAATCCAGAGGTGTAGAAAAGCTGACTGAGCTTTTTAGAGACAACAAAGTATCTATTATTTTCAAAGGCTACATCTGCACTCGTTAGATGAATCTCCATTTTTGCAGACTCAGATGAAGCTGAATCAGAGAGAGCGAACTCAAGAATGATGTTTACTTCTGATGGGCTCTCTGTCTCTCCACCACGCTTATTGATTACTGAGAATGCTAGACGCAACTCGTCTGAAGGTGAATTCTTGTCAAAGTTAAGTCTAACGTTGTTGATGTGTATGTGATCTCCAGAGTTGTAGGCAAGTCTTCCAGTGCCAGAGTTGTACGATAGGTTTGTCATGTTTCCACGAATTGCAATAATGTTATTCAAATATCTACATGTTTCGTATCTTAGGATTCTTGACTCATTAGCAAATAGCGTATTGTCAGCATTTGTGTGTAAGACCTTGCAGTCCTTTTGTTGGCCATTAACTACGTAAGTGCCTTCTAGAACGTTAGCCTGATTTGGATCTAGTGGCTGGTAGACTACTGGGATTGGCTCAACACTTGTTCCGTGGAATTGCCAGTTCTCATTTTGCGAGAATGAGTAGATAGTTCTACTATCATAAGATCCTGCGTCTGGATTTGCCTGTGCAGAGAATAGTCCAACTTCTGTGATCTCATATCTTTCTTCTGTTGGCAACTCTGCAGTCAAGACTATGTCTGTGTAATATGTCTTTGCAATACCACCAGAAACATATGTTCCAGTTACTGAATTATTGATTGCAAAGCTAGTTGGAGAAGAATCAATAATAATAGCATCAGCTATATTGAATTGTGATGGTGATACTCCAGAAACAGTTACACGATCACCAGTGACAAAAGAGTTGTTTGATGTGGTATATGTGACAACCCCATTAGATACAGAGACTCCAGAAATTGTTGCAGACCCAGACTCTTCTGTAACATACCCTCTTGATGTTATTGGTACACGAAACATCTCAAAATCAAGGTTTTGCTTAAGTCTCTGTGTAGCTATCTCAGACTGGCTTGGGTTGGTTTGTGAAGAATATGGCAGCGGACCACAGCCAACAGCAATGTGAGAAGCATAAGAAGATGCTTGCCCAATCATGTACTTGGTTATAAGTTGCTGACCTTTATTTGTAATCATAGTATTTTACCTCAATATATTATATCATTAGTATCTGCTGCCTGAAACTCAATCTCTATCTGGTGTGAGTTCCCCAGGTTTTGTAGCTCAAATACGATATTGCCATCTAGATCAAGGTAGGCTGAGCTATTGAATCCAGAAGGATCAGCTGTCACATCTGGAACATATTGGTATCTCTTTAGTGGATATTTGCTAAAAACTTGTTCTGATGTATTCTGAAGAGCAATCAGATTTGCACCGCCATAGATTGTTTCAATCTTATCCAAATTAGATATTTGATGATATCTAATATCAATTCCATCCACTAGGTCATGTCGTGCAAGGGTAAGGATTTCTGTTCCACCAATGTCCTCAAACAGAAGATCTGTCATCACCTCAACTGGTAACGACTCCTCATTCATCATGATTAAGTCTGGTGTGGCAGCCTTAGATGCCTTGTCTTCTCCTGTTGCTGGAGCCCCTGGGCTTGATGGCGTTGGTGATACGCCTCCACTACCTGAGTCATCCTCTTCTTCTACAGGTGGCTTTACAGGTGGCTTTACAGGTGGCTTTACAGGTGGCTTTACAGGTGGCTTTGGCGTAGGCTTGGGCTTTGCAGCAGGCTTAGCAGGTGGCTTAGCTGGAGCTGGCTTAATGTTTAGAATCTTTTTTTCTGCTGCAGTTAGAGTCTGCCCACCAGTTAGTTTTCTTAATGCTGCAGCTGCTTGATTAGCTTTTGCTAGGCTAGCTGCATTTGCTTTTCTTTCTGCTGCATCGGCACTGGTTGTGCTTGTGACTTTTGCAGGAGCTGCTGGCTTAGCTGGTGGTTTTAGTGACTGTGGCACTGATGGAGTCGCTGGCTTAAAGACTGGCAACAGTGGCTTTATTGGTGCTGCAGCCTTTGTAGCAGGTGCCTTTGGAGCAGGTCCAGCAGATGGATTTGGTTTTGCTGCCATTATATTACCTCACTCAGATAGACTTTTGTTGATGGTCCAGACGATGAAACCTCATACTCAATATTATATACAACAAACTTTTTATTTCTATCAACAATCTGGTCAACTCCAAGATCGTCTGTCCAAAAAATCTGTACTATGTCGCCAAGCTGTAGGACTGATCCACCAAAGATTGATAGACCAACTGATTTCCTAGGCTTAATAGTTTTAGAAATTATCCAACCCATCATCTCTCTAGCAGCGTCCTCATTCTGTATATACTTTGCATCTAGAGAGAACTCATTTGTTCCATATGTAGACCTACTAGCACGAATATCAAAGTATTCTTTTTCGGCTTTGTATGGGGAGTTAGTTCCAGCAGTTACGAAGTCAACGTTTGAAAGATCACTGTTGTACTTATAGTAGTCGTCTAGTGTTAGTTTTCTATCTGAATTCTGAGTGAATGTTACCCCCTGAATTCTTAGATAATTTCCAGTTGTTTCATCCAAGCTTATAACAGTATCTGTATGATTAAATACCAAGAACTCTGCACCATAAGCATTTGGCATAAAGCCAGATACAGTATAGCCCTTGACGTTATTGAATGTTGGAGATATCTTTGCACTCAATGCTGGGTATGCCTTATCATACTTAATGTTAAAGTATGCAGCTTCACGCATAATTGTTCCAAATTCTTCAAAGTACATGTCGTACCCTGGGCCTTGCTGATTGTTAATGTCTGATAAATACGTTTTCTGGACAGCACCGCTCATAGAGTATTTTCTTAGTGACTCTGATATGCTTAGTGACTCATCTCCAAAGACTGAGTTAAGAGGTGTCGAAAGACTTCCAGATGTGTCAACAGATGACTTCTTCGTGATGGCGTAAATGTTTTCAAACATCAATCTTGAAGTTCCACGAATAAATGGTGCCATGCCAGTATATGCTGGTAGAGGGTCTGTATCGTCAACTACAGCCACACACTGATTATTAATGTATAGGTAGAATCTTCTAGTAGATCTCTTGTCGATCTCTTCATACTCTATGGCTATATCATATACTGTAGGATTCTGCTGTGCTGTCATTCTGGACTGCCCTGCGAAATTACCCTGATCCACAATTATGTTTGCCATTCCAGACCAGAGTCTTACAGGCACTGCATTGCCAGATCCATCACGCTTAATCTTGTAAAACATGACGTTGTTTAGTATGGCTTCGCTGTCGTATGCTACTGTATCGTCAGTTAGTGCCATGATTTCAAAGTAGTATCCGTTATTTGTTTCTGGATTTAGTAATACTGAAAGACCACCAGATGCTCCACCAATTTGGCCATCCTCGTAGTATCCCATTGAACCATGTGGAGTTTGTGTCTTGTTAGTGCCATTCTCTGACCTTCCGATAATTCTTAGTCTTGTTCCAAAGTGAGAGTATGGTCTATTGAGTGATACTGGAGCATAGCTAACATAGTCTACTGGCTTTAGGTCAGTTGGGAATGTTGGTCCATTAAAAACTAATGCAGATGACTGTACAGTTCCAACCTCTGAAATCTTTAGTTGGCTTATCTGTGCATCTGTCTTGTAGTTTCCGCTTAGAGAATTTCTAATTATCCCATTTCTAGTTGCACTAGCAACTGAAGACGATGCAGCTCCTGCTACGCCAACAGTAAGAGCCTTGCTCTTTTCTTTTGCTGTTTCATTGTCAAATGCTATTAGATCGCTAAATGACATTTTGCATCCACGTGTTGGGTTAGTTCCAGTAGAGTTATCCCATACTGGCGATAGGCTTGCATTGTGCTGATCAATCTTTGTTCCAAACTGTCCACGCCCGTGCTTGTTAACTTCGCCATTCTTAAATCTTGTTATGCCATTAACTGTTTCATACTTTGGCTCACAGTATATTCTTACTCGTCCTGTAGGGAACATGGTTCCACCAAACTTAAGCTCTTGGAAGTAGTTTGAATATTCTTGAGTGCTCTGAATCCATACAGGAGATGTCTTGCCAGTAATGCTATACTCAACTGCATCGAATCTAATGATTTCTCCATTTGCATAGAAGTATCCATTGTATCTTGTTATAAAGTAGACACCCTCGCCAAAATCAACTATATTATTTACGATAGAACCATTTACGACCTTTGGAATGTCAGCAGTAAGAGTTGAGTTGAGTGGTATTGCTGCCAAAGAGTATGCTGACTGATTTGCAATCTGACCATTCTGAGCCTTAGTATTCAGCGATCCAGATACTTCCCAAAGCAGTGCTGGCTTGTATACCCAGGTCTTGTTTCTATCGATCATAGAAGCTTGCTTTATTGAGCCATAAGATCTCTGAATATACTTTTCCTCAAAGTTGATAGTTCCGCCATTAAATACCTTTGAATCCTGTGTTGCAATACTTTCAATGTTTGCAGATATCTCTGATGTCTTTTCTCCACTAAGAATCATTGAAGTTTCTCTTGGAAGTGTTGCTGTAGGCAATAGGTAGTTCTTGGACATTACAATAAAATTGTTGTCTTCATCAAAGAACATTGCTGTTTGTGAGGAAACTGCTATGTCTTGAAGAACTTGCATTACTGACTGTTCACTGTTTGTATAAAAGTATGGGATTACTAGGTCGTTATCATTTTCCATTCTATAAAATTTATAGTTTGAAAAGCCTATTGAATCAAGAAGTGTGGAGACTGCAACGCTAACAGATACGTCAACCATTAGTAGCTCTGGGGCCATAGTCTGCTCAAATAGGAATGATAGGTCTCTAAGCTCAATGTCTACTGATCTATCAGAACCATCTGTGGATGGCTTGTTTGCAGAATACATTGTCTTTATAGGAACTAGATATTGATTTCCGTCCATATCAGACATCTTTTCATATATCATAAACTTAATCAGCTGATCAAGATATTTTGCAATAACGCTGCTCTTGTTGTTTTCATTAAAAGCTTGGTTATAGTCAAACAAGCTTATTGATCCAACTGATGCTAGCAACTGACCAACGGGGAGTCCAGCATTTCCAAGATCTGACATGCTCTTTGTTATGTTTAAAGACTCTGTCATATTTACAAAATCAAGAACTAGTCTTGGTGAAATCTCAATAAGGTCAAGGGAGGCTGTGCTAGTTTTCATCTGCTCAGCAACTACACGAATACCCTTGATGCTTTGATACTTAGTATATTGCTTTCTATTTGTTAGAGGATCAATAATAAAGTCTGCTGGCTCTGTAACGTCAACAGTATTTCTAAAGTCTATGACTTCTGTGTCTGACAGTGCCCAGCCATATTTTGCAGGGAAAGTCTGGTATCCAGTTTTAGTATATACATAAAATGTTCCAGCGTCAGTTGCTGAAGTTTTTACTAGGTATGCAGATCCCAGATCAGCTGTAAGCGGAACCATTCCTGCAGAGATAAACGATCTCTTATAGTTAAACAATGTAGAGTATGTTTTTGGAACTATTAGACCATAGTACAGTTCAACATATCCATCAGGACCGACTATTGGAGATCCATCAAAACGCTTGTCTGTTGGCAAGAATGATACTGCATCTGACCAAGTATCATCTTCATTTAGATACTGAATCTTCCACTTACTTGGTGTCTTTGAGTTCTCTTCCCCGTAGAATGGGTCTGCAAGAGTTGTGCCAGTAGGAGATGTAAATGGTCCCTTGTTAATTGAACCAATGTGTGTTTGCATCTTTACAACGATTCTATTTGCTGGAATCGCTTCATTATAAACAATGAATGGAGCTGCGTCATCGATAAAGTTTACGGTGGTATTTCCAACCTTTACTGGATAAGAGATACCTCTCTCCCCACCCTCAGTCCTGTCTGATGTCCAATACTTGAATGCATCATTTTTTGTTGCTATGTAATAACGTGGTCGCTTGGCCATGTCCTTATCACTGTAGTGAAAATATCTTCCAGCAAAATACTTTGCCTTATTAATGCCTGATCTTGGTCTAAACTTTCCAAAGCAGTCTTCTAGAGAGAAGAGCAGCTTTACCTGATCTTTTGGCTCTGTAAATGCTAGTGGCAAGTCAGAATTATCAATACCACCATCAATAGTTATGTCAGCATCGGTAGCACCAGTGTAATATGAACCTGCATCATACTTGTCATACCTAGAGGCAATTGTGTTATAAATAGATGATGGTGTATTTGGTCTGTATCTATAGTTTCCAATTTTAGCAAAATTTTGCTGAATATTCATATTTATTTCTGCAAAAACTGCAGACGATGTGCTGATAGTCGAAGACTTTTCAAGATGAGATATTAGACTTTTATTTCCAAACACGCTATACCTCTTCTAGCGATACTGATATATTCCATAGATCATGAGTACCGCCACGCTTAATTACCTCATAGTCAAATGATGAAATGTACATCTCTATTGCTTGTGGGTACTCTCCAAGTCTTTCAAATCTAAACTGATCCTTAGCAAATTCGTTATACTTATCGTAGGATAGATATACCCAGAATGATCCCTTGTTGTTCTCATACCAGTTCAAGATCTCTACCCCACCTGCACCGCCATCAGATGTTATTATCTGTGATGCAACAAGACCTGGATCTATCTCTCCAGTAGAAGTGTTAAAATTTGGGTATGTGCTAAAGCCACGAGATGGCAACAAGTCCCAAGATGTAGAGATATTTAGTTTATCTGCCACATGGTATGCACGCATTTGACCATTGACCATACGCTTTCTGGTCTGAATTCTGTCTGTCTTGAAGGCAAGAGGCTGTCTGTTATCATCTGAAAGAATTAGGAATTGCTCTTGCAAAGAAGATGTTGTTCCAGACTCAACGTAGTCCTGTGTCTCCAAACCATAAGGAACATACTTTCCATTGATAATTACTGGAGGCTGCTGAGACCACATCATTCCATGTGGACGTGCATACTTCTTTCGTCCATCCATATACGTTTGTGTAGCCATTAAACTCTAACTCCTCTAACTCTTTGTGAATCAACAGACTTAATCTTATTCATTACTGCATTGGCAATTTCCTGTGCCCCTGAGTTTGAAGATCCAACATTAACGCTTAGGTTATAATTATACACTGAAGAGTTGTTTGTTGCAGAAGAATTTGAGCCACCTATAACTGCTGGAGCGGAAGAGCTTCCTCCTGGCATAGATATAGCTGGTGCTGACATATTTGGTACAAAACTTCCACTATTCATTGCTCTCATTGTGCCAACGCCATACTTGTTAACGGCACTCTTACGCATTACAAACTCTCCAGGAGTTAGCATGGCAGGAACAGTGTCTGTACCTCTTGGCTGTCCACCATTTCCAAAATATTGTGGAACCATTCCGCCACCAGACTTCCAAATATATTCATACTTTGCAGGCACAAATTGTGATCCGTTATAAACTCCAGTTCCCTTTACCAACTGCTTGGTGTATGTTGCCAACTGACTTCCAATATACTTTTTATCTCCAACAGCAGGTGCTGTATTTGTATTAGCAGAACCACCAGATCCACCACTACCTCCAGAACCACCTGTGCCACCAGAGCCAGTAGAAGATCCATTAGTTATTGTGTTGATGACGTGAGTAGTAGTAACTACCTTTCCATCAAGGCTGTCCCACTTCTTTACTAGTTCTACAGCAAGTCCCAAAGCTTTGTCAATTTCCTTTTTATATTTGTCGCTATTGACTCTAGCCATGTCTACCTTGCTTTGAATAGCATCCCACTCATCTCTATTCTTACCAAGAACAACAATGCTATCAATTGCAGCCTGCTTCTTTAGCTCAGCCTGTCTTCTAGCTTCTGTAGCTGGCTCAAGAGTTGTCTCTTCAATTGTAAATATTTGCTTTTTGAGATCAAGGATAGATGCTTCAAGCTGAGCTCTGGTTCTTCCCTGTGCGTCTGTGAGTTCTGCAATCTCTTGCTGCTTAGCAAGATCAAGTGCTTCTCTTTGTGATGTAATGGCTGCTTCTGCTGTTTGAGCTCTGCCATCTTCTATAGCCTTTGCAGCAGCTGCAATGTCACCTTGAGATAGTGCGTCAGCAATTGTAAGCTGAGCCTTATTCTGTCTAGTGATGGCATCATTAGCTTTCTGAATTCGATCAAGTGCCTTAGTTCTATCTTCATACTTCTTATTGATCTCTTCTTCTTGCCACTGAATCTGCTGTAGTCCTGCATCATAGTCATCTACCTGATAAGCTAGCTTTGCAAGCTGATCTTCTGCGTCAGTAATAGTCTTATCAATTGCATCCATATTGATAAGATCAGCATTCTCTCCACTAAGGTTGGTTCCAAGCTTGAAGTCAAGCTCAATCTGAGTTTCCTTTGCGTCAAAGGCTTCTTGAACCATGCTCATTGCATCATCAAATAGCTCCTGCATACCTTCTGCAGTTTGCATCTTAATCTTAATTTCAATTTCTTTGTTTGCACGGATTTTTGCAAGTGCTGATTCTAGTTGCTGAGCACTTACAGTACCTGCCTTGAATCCTGCTGCTAGGTTCTCATCAGAAAGAAGTTCGTCTACCTCTTCTGCTGAAGCACCAACTGCACCAAGTGCTGTTGACATCTTTAGCTGATTATTTAGAGTTTCCTTTGCTGCAGCATTTTCCTTTGACCAGTTGCCAAAAGCGTTCTTTAGGTTTTCTTTTTCAAGTGCCTTAATAGCATCTGTAATAGCCTTAATCTGTTTTGCAGTTTTTGCAGTAGCCAATCCAGCAGCGATGGTTGCATCATTTGCATATTTCCAAGCAGCACCTGCAGAAATGTTAGCCTTAGTCATAAGACCATAAGCCCTTACAGTTTGCTGCATTTCTTTTCTTTGGTTCTTTAGAGCTTCGATTGCAAGTTGGTAAGGAGACTTTTGTCCTCCAGTACCCTTTGAGCTAATCTTTTCCCACTGTCTGTCTGCAGTCACTAGGTTAGTCAGTGCACCCTTAAGGTTTGCCAATGCTGTTGCATATTGGTCAGTACCCTTTGCTGCTTCGACCTTAGCCATTGCATCCTGAATTGCAGCATTGCTAGCGTATCGAATTGCTTCTGCTGTAGTTAGTGTTACACCTTCAAGCTGGGTAAGCGAGTTGTATGTATCAATATTCTTTTGAACGTTATCTGCTTGCTCTTGAACAGCTAGGGATGTGTTAAGAGCTTCTTGTGCCTTATTCTGATTTTCAGTTGCGACAGCTGCAGTATTGATTGCGTTAGTAATTGTAGCAAGAGTCTTTGTATACTTCGCTCCTGCTGCCTTACCCTGCTTAAGAACAGAAAGTTGTTCGTCAGTTATTGTTACTCCAGCTGCAGTTGCTTGAAGGATTAGGAACTGGTCATTTAGGTCATTTACTCCAGCGATAGCATCTGTCATACCCATTGCTTCTGCAATCTTAGGAAGTGCAAGAAGCTTAGCTTCGTCTGTCATAGATGCAAAGCCAGCACCAACTTCTGATATTTTAGCTACTAGCGTTTCAGCATCAATCATGCCTGTTTCAAATCCATTTGCAAGTGCCTGGAGAGATGTTCCAATCTGTCCACCAGCTACCTCAACTGATTTCTTTTCATCAGTTGTCAAAGTGTTTTGTGCATAATTGCTATACTTAGCTCCATTTTGTGCCAATGCACCTAGGGTTGGCTTCTTTGCAGCAATTGCATTTAGCTGAGTAGTTGCTGCATTAAATTGCTTGTCTAGCTGAGCCATACCTTCTGGAGTGTCAAGACCCATATTTACACTAGCAAACTTAAGGTCTAGATCTTTTCTTCCAGCAGCTGTAGCAATAGCACGAATAATTCCATCAACTGTTTCTGGACCAAATCCAGAGTTGCCAAGCTGTAGAGCTAGAGACTCTAGAGATGCTGTAGCGTCTCCCTTAGTTGCATTCTTTACCGCCGTAATATTGTCGCCAAAGTAATCTGTGAAGCTCTTACCTTCTGATCCGTATGTAGATGTCTCTACCTTTTCCTGCATTGTCTGCTGTTCACCAGTTGTTCCAGATGCAACACCAACACGATTAGCCAAATCAATGTTAGTTACGGTTACGCCAAGAGCCTCTCCAAGAGCTGCAACCTTTTCTGCTGCCATAGCTGCAGTGTCGCCAAGGCCAGTGACCTGAGCCTTCTGATCTCCAAACCAATCAAACAGTGCCTTTAGTCCAAATCCAAGTGCTGCAATTGCAGCTACCACGGCTGCTATAGGCCAGATTAGTGACCAAAGAGATACTGCTGCTGCACCTGCACCAACTGCAAGTCCAGTAGTAGATGCTGTGGCAGCTGTCTGAGCTACATTTGTTCCAAGTAGGCCAAGGACAAACATACGAGCAACTGCAACTGATCTACCAAGTCCAGTGTTAAATGCTTGCTGTGCAACATATGATGCTGCCTTAATTGCAAGCTGAAGTCTTTCAGCATTAATAAGCATGTTTGACATCATTGCTAGAGTAAACATTACTGTTGAAAGTCCAGTGATTGCTGAGCCTAAGCCACCAAGATCATTTCCAAACATTCCAGCAACCATTGATACAGAGCCAAGGACGCTTGAGATTCCCATCATCTTTGAGTTGAACGATGCAAACGAATCAGAAGTTTTCTTTATACTTGCATTAAATGCTTCTATATTTCTCTTCTGTTGCTTTTCGGCAGCAGCACCAACGACTGACTTTCTTTGCTGGTTTCTTCTAATAGACTTATCTGTTGAGGTTGGCATTTGGCCACCATAAAGCTGTTGTCTGCTTGCTTCCGCTTTTGCAGTTTGGCTACTTGCTGCAGCTACCTTTACATCATCCTTACCCTCGTTGATTGCCTCAACTACACCATCAACAAGGTTCTTTGCAGCTCTTCTGGTCTTCTTAGATGGTGATGCAGACTCAGATTCTGCGTTGATTCCATCTGCAAAATTCTGAACTGCTCTCGTTCCTGCAGCTCTAACCTGATCTTTAGCTGCATCAATACCAGAGGCAAAAGATGCTGCTTCTCCTGAAGTTGCCACACCAACGCTAGGGTTTGTAGATAGTCCTCCAGAAACTCTTGCACCTGCAACAGCACGCTTTGAATCGTTATATGCATTCTGCATAGCCTTAGAGCTTTCCCAGGTCTTCTTGTCTTCTGCAGTAATTGCTTCAAGAACATCTGCCTGGGTTGCAAGCTCTACTTCGGAAAGGGCTAAGTTTGAATTAATCTTATTCTTAATAGAGATGTACTGGTCTTCTGAAACCTTGCCATCAGCACGCATCTTCTCTAGTTGTGCCATGTACTTGTCGTAGAAAGCCTTTACCTTTTGCTCTCCTGCCAAGTAATTTGAAATCTGATTTTCAGTGTGTGTCTGAGGGTTTACACCCTTCATGTCCCATGCTTCTGGCAAAGACTTTGCAGCACCACCAACTGGCAATCTATGTGCTCTGTCAATCTGGTACTGTCCGCCTGGAAGACCTAGGGACTCTTCTTCAGCAAGACGCATTCTTGCTCTCTGAAGCTCATCCCCTCTTCCTGCCTTGTCTGCCTGTTGCTGAATGGTTCCAACTCCAGTAGCAGAATACTTCATTGGCTTACCCTTTACGCCAAGGTTTTCTGCATAGAATTTGTTTACCTGATTAGAAACATTTTGACCGCTAACATCTTCTGCTGCTACCGCAAATGCCTGGAAGAACTTCTTAAGACTTACCTTACCCTCTTCTGACATGGTAGCCAAAGAACCGAAAAGCTTTTCAATTACATCACCCTTTTGGTCTACCTTAATAAAGTCATCAGTTATACCATTAAGGATTGTCTGAATTCTATCTATTGCTGCCTGTGAAGCATTGATATCCACAGATGAGTCGCCAAATGATACAGAACCCTTTGGAGATCCTGGACCACCACCCTTCTTAAATCCTGGAATCTTTACCTTGCCACCTGCTAGAAGTGCTGCAACAACATTTGGATTTTCCTGCACTGTCTCTGCAGATAGGACAACTTCTCCGTCTGAAAGGTTTGCAGGAATCTTATCTCCCTTTGGACCACCAGGTCCAGAGACAACCATTCCACCGTTTGCAAAGTTCTTTGGCTTAGTGCCTCTAGCTACGCTTACTCCACCAAACTTAGCTTGAGCAGCTCCTGCTCTTTCCATTGCAACTCTTAGCTTATCAATTGCACCTGCTTCAGAAGTAAATGTCTGAGTAAGCTTTCCGTGCACCTGATCAAGCGAAGCTGCAACTGCAGAAGCTTCTAGCTGCTCCTGAGTCATGTACTGTGTTTGTTCGCCTAGATCGTAAGTCTCTTTTAGTGTTCCCTGTAGGGCATTCTTAAGGAATAGGAATCCCTTCATACCGTTTGCAATTGCGTTAGCTATTAGACCAAATGCCATAATAAATACTGGAGCAACTACACCTGCTAGTGCTACGATAGTTGTAATAAATCCCTTTGCACCATCAGTCATGTTGTTAAACATGTTTAGAATCTTTGTTCCAAATTCAACAAATGGAGTTACCATCTTCATGAACTGCTCTCCAACTGGAGCCATTGCAGCCTGGAACTTTTCTAGTGCTGCCTGGAATTTGTAGAGTGGAGAATCTTCTACAGTTGCAAGCTCTTTTGCAGACAATGCAGCAAGATCAGATGCTGTCATGTTGCTCAATTCAAGTACACGCTGAGCCTGTGTTCCCTCTGCAACTACGTTCTTAAACAATGCAGATAGACGTGCAAACTGGAACTTACCGAATAGCTGCTCAATTGCCTGTGCTCTTGTTGTTGGGTCTAGCTTGTCAAGTGCCTGTGCAAATTCTACTACGACTCCAGAAACATTTCCTTCGTTGTCGCTAAGGATTTGCTTCATGTCAATACCCATTCCAAGAAGCATTGTTCGTGCTTTTTCAGTTGGGTTAATCAAAGATGCAAGACCAGACTTAAGTGCGTTAGCACCTTCTGATGCGTTAATTCCACCTTCCTTCATAGCTGTCATGAAGAATGATAGGTCTTCTACGTCACCACCAAGCTGCTTGATAACTGGACCAGCCTTTGGAATTGCTGTAGTCAAATCTTGGATAGAAAGAACTGTCTGGTTTTCAACTGCGTTCAAGAAGTTTGTTTTATCTGCAAGCTCTTTTGTTGAGTATCCAAATGCGTCTGTCAAGGAGATGGTTGTTGCAAGTGCATCCTGCGTTGCAGTCTGTCCAAGAACAGCAAGCTTGGTAGATTGCTCAACCTGGGCTACTAGTTGCTGCCCTGTGCTACCCATAGCAGCAGCATCTGCAGCAAGACCAAGTGTTTGATCAAGGCTTACACCATACTTAGTTAGCTCAAGACCAACCTTCTTGATTTGCTCAAGCATGGCATCTGTTTGCTCTGTTGGAGTGAATGCATCTCCATATACTCTCTTAAACTTAATAGAAGCTTCTTCAATTTTCTTAAACTCTTGTGCAGCAGCTGATCCAAAGATAGATAGCGGAATAGTAAAACCAACCATAAGCTGGCGACCTGCCCACTGAGTATTCTTACCAAAGTTAAGAAGATTTGTAGAACCCTGCTTAAGGATTTGGTTAAAGATTTGAGTACGCTGTGCTGCAATCTGTGCCTTTGTTCCAAGGTCTTCCATGTCAAGAGCGAGTGGTCTTACAGAGATTGCCTTGAGTGCACCGCTAGCATCTCTACCCAAAGATATGTACTGTGTTTGAAGATCTTTTACACGCTCACGTGCGACTTTGTTTACTGTGTCAAATTCACTTTGGAACATACGAGAAAAGCTCTTGCTTGATGCCATTCCATATTTGAAATATTGGCCAAGCGAGAGCTTATTCTTCTCAAGTGCTTTTGTAAAAGTATCTGTTGTTGAGCTGATTGTCTTTAGGCTTGCAGAGAACTTGCCAGTAGCGTTAATATCATCTATTAACGATCTTTGCAGATTCTTTGCAGCTAGAGCATTTGCAGCTGAAGATGCGGACATCTCCTTTTGAAAAGCTGAGATTTGTTTTTGGAGTGCCTTAATCGATGCCAGAGCAGAGGCGGTATCTATATTGACACGGATATTTGATTGGATATCAGCCATTAATTAGCACTCCCATTTTTAGTTCTTTAGTGCTGCAAGTCCCTCTCCAAGGTTCGAACCTGAAGCCTCTTCGATAATCTTGTACACTGTAGGTAGATCCAAAGCTTCTTCTAGAGCCTTGATATCTTCTGCCAATTCTGGCTTGTATTGCTGCATTGCAATCTGAACGCACTCCATGAGCAAGTCCATAGACTTATCATTGTTATCTGCAACCTTTGCGATTCCCTCAAACTTCTTCAAGAATGGGCGAAGCAAGGAAACCTTTAGTGGTCTGATTGCGATTTCTGTTCCATCAATAAGGGTTATTTTCTTTTCTTCGTTTGCTGTCATTGACGTTGTTCCTCCTTATGAACATATATACGTGGTGATATTATTATAGCATAGCCAACTATGATTTTTGCCTTAAATCTTCATAGCCAAGGCCCATACCAATTCCAAATCCTGCCTTGTTTGCATTCACTCCCTGGTATGCTAATATGTCGTTTGAGTCGTTAGCTTTACCGCCACTAAATACTCTTGCCTTCATAGCTTCCCAAGGATCTTCTTCTTTCTTGCCTGACTGCTCATCAAGATCTACTCCCTGTAGTGCAGCAGCAAATTTCTTATCTTCATAGTCCTTGTCTCTTTTAGCCTCAAGAATGGCTGTTAGCTCTTGCAAAGATAGCGACTGCTCTAGATCATCAAAGTCCTTCCAGATGCCAAGAGAGAATACTTCTGCTTCTAGAGATACCAAATCAAACTTATCCCATGACAGGCCTTCTTCGTCTTTTCTAGCTTGCTTAGGGATATCCTCTTCTTCTGGATCTACGTTAATACCAGCAGATATCTGCAATACTGTTCTCATTGTTGCTAAATCAAAAGATTCCTCTACTTGAGATACTGACTTAATCTCTGGATAGAATTGCTGCATTGCTACCCTGACGCATTCAGACATGAATGTCAAAGCTATATCGTCATCTGGAGCATCTTTCATAAATGCAAAAGATTCCATAAACTGACGAAGGTATTTGATTTTTAATGGAGCAACTAGTATGGATGTGCCATCCATAGTCTCTATAATTGCTGTCTTGTGTACACTAGTTGCCATGTATATAGTATAGCAAAAATAAAACTGCCCCAGGATATTTCCCAGGGCAGCCTTATCTATATTAAGTTATTTTAGTATGTACGATCAACGATCTTGCCGTAAGATGCTGAGTCGTTTGGTAGCAGACGGAAAGATACCTCAAATTGGGTAGCTTCGTCACGCTTTGCTGCTACTGTAACATTCTCAATTGAGAGTGCACGGTATGCAACATAGATTCTTTGCTCGTCCGCTGCACAGTCACCTGTACCTGGACCAACTGCAACTAGACCACGCTCTACTGGACACTCACCAAGCTCACCTGCTGAAAGATTCAGAGTTTGGATACCAGAACCTGAAGTCAGGTTGGTGTCCTTGCTTGCGAGAGCGAATAGAAGGTTTTCTAGTGTAGCTTCAGCAAATGTAGTGTTCATGTTAACCTGCATGCCTTGCTTGTATAGCTTGGCAACGTCAAGAACCTGGTCAACGCTAACTTCACCGAAGTCAGGTTGGAACTGGAGTTCAAGACCATTGCTGGTGTAACCAACGTTGCGGAATCCATCAGTAGATGTCCAGCCGTTTTCTGCTGTTGCACCCTCTTGTAGAGTCTCTACATAGGATGTGTTAGCTTCGTACGCTGGAAGATCTGCATCAGTAAGCACGCCATCTTCATATGTGAAGAGGGCAGCTGCACCAACGATGATGTTCGCACTTGTACCACGTGTATATGCCATAGTTTTCACCTCTTATTTCGTTATGGAATAAGTGGGGATTTCGTTTCCTCACTTATAGTATACAACCTTTTTATGATATAATTACGATTTATGCCAGTCGTAATCAATAATTATTTTATTACCTGCATAGGTTCTGGCAGTGCCAAAATCAATTAGGTCTCTTGTTTCTTCTAGTTGATAAATGCGTATCTTGTGGAAAAATGGCATAGGAAGCGTGTTTCCTGCATCATCCGTTATTGGGCTATTTGATGCCTGCTTTGCCTTTATCCAAGAGTTTAGCTCTTGTGCTGACTCATCTTCTCTGTCTAGTAGGTCCTGAACAACCTGAGTGGTTTCAATGAGATCGACTGGGTCCCCAGCCATTTTGTAGAAATAGTATAGAAGTTGCTCTGACTTCACGTGTGGGAATGGGCTTCTTCTCATCTTTAGCATTCTGTCAAATACGGCAAACACGTTTGCTGATGCATCTGGGAATGTCTCTGTAAGAGCCTCTATGTCTGTTGGGCTTGCTGGGAAAAACTTCATAAGTCCGTTGCTAAAGCGTTCTGAGCCTAACTCTGCAGGAATTCTTTCTGCCAAATATGCATTAATAAACGCTGGTGGGTAATAAATTTCCATTAGTCTGCAACTCCTGCTTCTGCCATCCATCTGTATCCAGTAGATACGCCTGTTGACCTACCGCCACCACGGACACCTCTATCAAGGTACTTGTGATATAGAGATGGTGTCTTTAGGTATTTGTTTATACCGCTGTTCTCAAGAAATGACTGTGAGAAGTAGCTGTTGAAGAATGTGTCCATAGTTTGCTCAAAGCCACCTTGGACCTCAGCACCACCTGGGTTGTTAATCGTTATTGGCTTCTTTGTAAAGATAGTTTCTCCATTGGCTTCAAATCTCAACGCATTCTTACGTGGCTTAATGGTTACTGGGATACCCATTTCCATGATCTTAGCCTTGTTGTAGAATGGCTCTTTTGAGCCGTTTGCAGCCACTTTGGACTGAGTTAGGGATGACCCTATAGATAATCCACCATTAGATAGTGAATATGTTAAATTAAATAATCTAGCTGAGGGGTTCCCTACCTGGTTCCACTCATATACGTGGTGTAGCATCTGACGATCTACCCTAGCCATGGAATCAATAAAGCCCTTCAGTGCATCTATAGTTGACTTTCCGAGGTTGGACAAAAATACATTTTTTCCACTCTGAACACCATCTAAGAATCCAAGAGAATATGCGACTAGATCATCCATCTCTTTATTAAAGATCTTATCATCCCAAATTACAGGAAGTACCATTATACGTCTACCCCCTGATTCTCAGATCTACGGATTACTAGCTTGTAGTACTCAACATTGCCAAATGGGCCAACGATTGGCTCCTGTGATGCTATCTCAAAAATTGTAGCCTTGCCATCACGTACGCCAGATGTTTCTGTATAAATTCTATTTCCAAGGTTATCTTTTATGTTGCTGATAACTATGTTTGTGATGGCCTGACCATCATCTTGTGAGTTAACTCTAATATCAGTTTTTACACGGCCAACGAGAACAAGCTCTTTTGTGATATTGACATTAGGGATAACCTCTTCTTTGGATGCCCCAGCAGCTGAAGCAAAGTAGCAAGCAATAGTCTTATTGTGAATCCAGTTTTTCTTGACATTGCCGTATGCTCCTTGCTCAACAGTAGGATAAAACACCTCTGCTGTCATCGGGAATATGAAATCAGTCTTTTCACAGACTACCATTTACAACACTCCAAGTTTAAGAATAGACTTAGAATACTTTGAAAGTATCTTGTCTACTATAATATTTCCAGTTCCCTCAAAACTTGACTTATCAAATTGAATTCTAAATTGGTCTGTATTGTATGAAGTAACAAATCTCTTGTAATATTCTAGCTTTCCACAGGTAAGGTCTTCAACTAGCAATTCTGTTGCTCTTACGATATCAGATGGAATATTCTTGTGGCCTATTTCTAGGACAATCTTGTAGTCTGAATTCTTGATGAATCCACCAGTAAAGTATATGACAGATCCATTATCTGATGCAGCTAGTGGCAAAATTACATTTGCACCCTCTGATCTATTTACCATGCTAGGGTATTCTTCAACTACTGCTGTCTTGTCTTCAGTTATCTTGAAAGATCTTGCGTAGTCATCTGCATTGTCAGCATCGTATATGCATACGTTGTTCTCATAAACCTTGATCACCTTTTTTGCATCCACCCAGAGAGGGATGTAGTCAGCACCATTGCCAACTGTATCTAAAACATATTTCTTATAGTAAAAGCCAGCAGGAATAACAGAATCAATTATTGCACGTGCAATCTCTTCATTCTTAGTGTATTCTTCTATTTCTGAGGCTATACTTCCCTTAGTGTTTGGATCTACATATGGTCTTACTACAGACACGTCATATGTTTCTCCATCAATTGTAATTTCATAGTCCCCGTCAATATGTGACGGTAGGGCTATTGATAGCGAACCATTGCTATCTGATGTTGTTGTTGCAGAAGTTGTTGAGTGATCCGCCAAGGTTAGGACAGTGTAAGAATACGCTGAACTTGGATTTAATCCAATAACCTTATAGGCAATAACACTTGACGGAACTCTCAATACTTCCATTATAGGCCGTATCCCTTTGCAACTTCCTTTGGATCTGCAATGCGGATGTTACCCTTAGTAAGCCACTTGTCAGCAGCTTCCTTTGATACGATGTTGAATCCCTTAGAGATCTTTCCAACGCCTTCCCAGTGCATGTTGCGTGTTGAGTGAATTGCTACAGTATCTGTAGCTGGCTTTTCAACCTTTGGAGCAGTAGGCTTCTTTGCAGGAGCCTTTCCTGTACCAATAACACCATCAGCAACTGAACCAAGAGCCTGTGCCTCTGAATTAGCTGATCCCTTTGGACCAGAAATTACATCTTCTGCTGGCTTTGGAGCTTCTTCAATCTTAGCTTCTTCCTTGACCTCTGCTACAACCTCTTCTGCCTTTTCAGCAACTTCTGGTGTAACAACTGGCTCTTCGACTACGATTGGATCTAGGACTACATCTTCGTTCTTAATATCTTCAGACATAATGCCTCCTTAATTGTCTAGTAATATTATACATTAATATATGAGATAAGGGGCAGGAGCTTGGATGCCCCTGCCCCCTAAAAAGGTACTGTTTACAGATTATGCATCTGCAGCAGCGTCAGCAAACGCAATTGCGTCCTGCTCTTCCCACTGGATACCAAAGCGGACGAATACTGTGTATTCAATTGTGTCCTTCTTTGGCTTGTATTCACGGTTTACAGTGATGTCTCTCTGTAGACCCCAAACACGGTTCTGAGGGAATGTAAGGTCAACGTAGCCTGCTGGGTAGTATGGAACTTCCTGAACATCTACGCCAAGAACACGAGTAGAGCGAGCTCCACCGAATGTCTGACCAGTACCGTCTAGGTATGCCTGACGGTTTGCAGGGGTACCTGCTGGAGTTCCAGCAAATGCTTCAGCGATTGCGTCAGCAAGAGTACCGTTGTGCTTGATGATTCCCTGGAATGCGTCAGTACCAGCGTAGAACTTAAGGTTGTTCTTAAGTGCACGGTACTTACGTGGCATAGCAAGGATGATCTTCTGCATGACATCTGGTGTCCACGCATTGTCAGCTACAGTAACTACTGCTTCGTGTGCATCGCCATCGTTCTTAGCCTTGTTCACGAAACCATTCATGATTCCGAGGAACGCACCATCGTCACTGTCGCCAGTTCCGTTGATAGCAAGATCTTCGATGTCGTTTGCAAAAGCATTAGTCATAAGACGTACCAAGTGATCCTCAAGAGCACCACCTTCAATACCATCTTCTAGAGCTTCAGCTGAGACTTCCCAGTCAAGACGAATCTTCTTTGTAGTCAATTCAACCTTTGAGAATGTTGCACCAGCGTTTGTGTAGTCACCGTTTGCCTGAGTAGCTGCACGAATAACACGCTCACCAACGTTAACCTTTTCAAGTTCCATTGTGTTAGCTCTCATTGTTACACGACGACCATCGTTAGCAAGAACAGTCGCATCCCAAACATAGTCGATAAAACGACGTGCTTGTTCAGGACGCAGGATACCACTGCCAGCATCACCTGAAGGATTTACTGCGTTAGGTCCTGTGGTCGATCCAAAACGAGCAGTTGGGATGTTCCCAATTGCACCTTCAGTACCATAGTTACCAGGTACAGCAGCACCAGCTGCTGAACCAGATGCGAATGCACCTTCACCGTTGTAAAGACCGCTGTCAGCACCTGCTGCATCTGGATTATTTTTCTTAATTTCTTCCGACATATTGTCACCTCCTAAGTGATGTATTACTTAAATAGATCGGCAGTTTTGAGGAAACGTCCGCCCCATATTGATTTTTCAACCTGTATCTCAGGCTGTTCCTGCACGATATCACCGATATCGCCAGACTTGCGGAAAGCAGTATCAGCTTCTACAGCGTCTACTCTCTTTCCAAACTCATTAAAGTTGTTCTTCGATTCAGTTACCTCATTTTTTACTGAATCTAGAGACTTAGTCAATACTGAAATTTCTTCTTGCATTGACTTAATTGTTGATACAAGATCGCTAAAGGCTGATGTAACAGATTCCTTCATTTCGGCAACTGCCTTTGAAATGTCTGCTGCATCATCTGACTTCTTAGCCTCTTCCTTGTCATCCTCTTCACCAGACATGTCGTCTGCTTCTTCGGTGACTTCGGTACCTGGCTTGTCATCTTCATCTTTGTCATCGCTCTTCTCAACAGCTTCAGACTTTTCAACGTCTGCTGCTGGAGCCTCTGCGACAACTTCTGCCTCTGGAGCGACCTCTGCATTTTCAACAACCACATCTGCAGCATCAGACTTTTCGACTGTTGCTTCTGTTGTTGTTTCTTCTGTCATAGGACTTACCTCCTTTGTCATCTTAGAAAGATTAATGCCTTTAGCACTATCAACTAAGAACTTTATCATGTCTACTTTTTCACTATCATCTTTTTCAACAAATCCAATGTTTTGCATTAGTTCGCCAGACACTGGGCTTGCAATTGACTCTTCTTCTGATAGAAGAACAATTCCAGCTTCCTTGTCATAGAACACATTCTCAATTACTGTGTCAGCTACGATTCCAGACATACCGCTTGTGCCATCTGCCTTTTGTACAGACAGGATGTTAGCAAATTGATTTGCAGGGTTGTCAACTAGTGATAGTTCAATTAGGTCGTAGTCCTTAATAATTCTAATTGTAGAATCTACCTTCTCATCGTAGGCATCATCCCACTTATTCATTCTACCGCCAATTGAAAAACCAGAAAGAGTGCCATCAAGAACCTTTTCCCAAGTATCTTGTGCACCCTTTGAAATATAAGCAGAAACGTAGATGCCGTTATACATCTTCTTTGTTTCTGGATCAAAAAACTTTTCTTCCTTAAAAGCAACCATCTTTCCAACTGAAATTGGCTGGTGCATTTCACGGATGTTTCCACGGAAACGCTTGAAAGCATCTAGGCTAGCTTCTGGAGTAACAATGTCTGCCTGCTTGTCAACGTTATCAAGTGTGGCAAAACCAGAAACTATACGCTTCTCTTGGTCAACTTTGGAGAGTGGCATTGACAGGCGGATGTCATTTCCGTCTGTGGTCCACTGTGCTTTAGAAATAGTCATTGTAGTATAATTATAGAGCCTTTTTTTGCAATATTACATTTTTATAACATTATAGCATATTTTTATTGGCTAGCTCTTCCTTCACCTTTTGGATTTCTTCCTGCAATAGTTGCAGTGTTGTCTGAAGCATTATTTGTTCTCTCTGCGTCTCTAGCATCATTTCCAGAACTATTTGGTGCCTCTGGCTTTGTCTCAAGTGGCTTGCCACCGTCGCCATCTGGTCTTGCACCAAATCCAAGTATCTCACGAGCTTCATCAGGAACAATAATCATGTTCTTTACATAACGCTCAAGGATCTGTGACTGAGCGATTTCATCTGTCAGAGTTAGCTCATTAAACTTGAATTCAAGGATGTCTGTCTTTTCACGGATGATCTTGTTGATAATCTTCTGCATAGCATCTTGTCTTGGACGAGCTACCTGCTCTTTAAATGTACGATCTTGTGCAAGGGCTGCTGCAATTGCTGCAGAGTCTCCTCCACCAATCTTAGAAAGTGGTACTTGGTGAGCAACAAGAATGTCGTCACGATTACGGATACGATACTCATTGAATGATGCTTCTTGAACACCATTCTCAACAGCCTCCATCTTAAACTCAACCTTGTTTGTGTCAGAGTCTCCAGGAAGTGGGATGTAAAGGGTTCTGTGGTTTGACCCCTTAAGGCTTGTCTGCAAGAATCTAAACATCTTATCTTCAGCATCTTCTGAAAGCTTTGCACCCTTTAGGGTAACTACATAACGTGGAACACCCTTGTTTGTAAAGTAGTCAATGTTGTATTGTGATGCTAGCTGGTCTCCATGTAGAGATGAAATAGCTGACATGATGTCTGGGACACCATAAAAAGTATTTAGTGGAGAGTATGACTTGAAGTGAATAATCTCATTTGGACGTGGGTCAGCTGTTACAGGGTTTTGGTTCTTTGCCTGGAAGTTTCTAAAGTATACAACTCTATTTCCAATGATTTGCAAGTATCCATCACGAAGTCTACGAACACGCATTGTAGTTGATGGAATATGTCCTACATATCCAATCTCACCCTTAACTGTTCTACCGATTTCAAGATATCCATTACCAGTAGCCTCATAGTCTGTCATTACCTTTGACATAACCTCAGTAAAAGATTCATCAAGATTTAGGCCTTCTAGCCAATCTCTCATCTCTACCTTCATACGTTCAATACGCTTTTGTGCCTTTTCTTTTGCACTGTCATTTGTCTGTGCTTCAATAGACATCATCGTTCTCTTTGAAATCTCAAAGTCATAGCCTAGGCCAACAATGTTTTCTACCTTGGCATCAATAGCTGCGTGATTAGCAAATGATGTGTCGTAGTAGTTTGCAAGTTCATAGAGGTTCCATGGTGGAGTGATAACATCAAACATTCCATATCCATTGCGGTATACACGACCTGGATTAATTTCCTTAGAGTATGCCCCGTCTTTACCACGATTTACTGCCAAAGCACTATCTTGGTATCCAAGGTTATTAACATCTACTCCAGTATTGACAACTCTGTTCTCAACTAGGTTGTCTGCTGATTTTGCAAGACGATCAGTTCTACGTCTAAAATTCTTTTCAATGCCTGAATATGTCTTTAGCTCATCCCAAGTCTTCATGAACGGATCATGATCTTTAAAAGGATCTTGCCCTGCATCTAGCTCTGGGATAGAGGCATTAACATATCTAATTTCATCTGACATTATTCTGAATCTCCGTAAAGCTCTAGGGTTTTCTTTGCAGCAATAACAGCACCAAGGTCGTTCATGCTTGGAATAAGCCCCTGGTTCATTCTGTCTACCTGCTCAGAGTGCTCTTCGTCTGAAATCTTACGCATGTTTGGGTAAAATACTGCTCTACCCTCTTCTTGGCCCCAGTACTTAGCAGCATCTGCTAGCTCTTTAATCTTGGCCTTGTCATCCTTCATACCTTCAATGGATAGAGCATTGTTGCTACCGTCAGTGAATGGCTTGCCGTTTGGCTTCATCCATACATAGGTTCCATATAGCGAAAAGTTTTCTTCTATAACCTGTACTTTGGTTTCCCCAACTTGACCAGGAAATCGTGGTTTTTGTTTTCTCATAACCATTAGTATACCATATTAAACAGAATTAATGGTGAAAAGGTTCGTTGATGAGTTAGAGATAACCCTATATTTAGTTCTAAATAACCTTAATATTGATTTATCATCAACGACAAGTCTGGTTGTTCCAACGTATGCCTTATATATGTCTGATGGGTCTACTCCATAGAAGTTTCTAGTTGATAGAACCAAGACCTCGTACCACTTAAAAATGCCATCCCAATATTCCCAGTCGTACTTGACTCTACCAGACTCTCGCACTCCAAACCACGGTCTAACAGAGATGCTTTGAACTTGCTGGATTCTTGAAGAGTTGTAATGTGACAAGTTGTTAATAGTCAGTGGGCCAGTAATTCTGATAGATCCACCATTAAGGCTGAAATCTAGATAGTTTGAGAATCCAATGCCAATTGCTGCCCACTGCTTAATTGTTAGGACTGGATCCTTAACAATGTTTCCATTTATGTAATAGCCAACACCGTTTTCAATCTGACCAGTCTTAACGTTGATAGCGTAAAGCTTTGCTCTGATTCCTTCTGGGTGTGTTGCCTCAATATAGAACTTTAGGTGTGTATCATTTGAAATAATCTCAAATACTTCCATTGGGCTGTATGGGAAAAAGTCATCATCAAACATTGCAAAGAACTGCATAGCAATCATCTTATAGGTAGCAACCTTTTCTTTATTTACTGGGATCTCAATGCCACGAGAGTTCTTTCCGTTGAAGAGGCCTCTTAGTCTGATACCGCTAGTTTTTGTGAGGTATAAATAAGGTGTGCTGCCTTTATAGATGCTAAATGGGTTTTTGCTCTTGTAGTCGTAGTAGAATCCATTCTCAGTAAATGGGTACATGTCTGTTCCATATCTTGTACCTATAGCTGTTGGATGTTCGTTATTTAGAACTACTGATGACAACTCAAGACTTCCAATTGCTAATGGCTTATCTGATATCTTGTCAACTGAGACCACGATCTCTGTAAACATGTTGGTATTCTTAAAATCAATTCCAGATGGAGGATAGATTATTACGTTATCCACAACCTCATATTTAGTGTTTATCCACTCTGATCCTGGAAGGATCATTCCGTCTCGTGGAGCCTCTACAATATTCGTATAGTATGCTGATGAGTAATCTGACTCTTCTGATATATCTTTAAAGTAAACATAAGTTTTAATAAGCGACTTTGAAGTGTCATACTTGTAAGTCTGTCTTGCATTGTACATTAGGTCTGAATAGTCTGTGTATCCAGTATACAAATGATTGTCTAAATCACTATACTTCTTCTGTGATGGTATCGCAAACTTAGAGGATAATTCCTGATATGTCCACTCAGTGTCTGTCTCTAGCACTGCCACAGATTTTCCTGGTGATGGATATCCAATGTTAAACTGGATAAAGTCTAGGTCATAGTTTGTGTCTCCAGAAGCAGTTTTTACATACTGTCCAAAATAAGATAGAGGGATTGCAGATGCCCAAGATCCATTCATGGATCCATCAAAGTACATTGTTGATGAGTTTGAGTATGGCTTAATCGTGTAGCTAGCCTTGGTATTGTTTATTAGTCCTGCACCAGCGTGCTCAGCAACATTACCACCATCATAAATCATTTGCCAAAATGTTGTACTGTAGAGTCCACCATCAGCATCATCCAAAAGACTGTCAACAAGCTCTGCATCCCAAACTAGTCCATTTGGTGCAAAGTAGTCTGACAAAGATTCTGAGGCTTTTTGGTTTGAGAAAGATACTGAGTATATCTTTCCTACAAATGTATCATTCTCAGATGTACCTCCGATGTATAGAGACAAAGAACTCTTCTTAGAGAAGAAAGATGAAACCCTGTTTCCAAAGTATTTAGATAGTCTTTCAATATCAAGCCCAACAGCAAATTGCTCTCCTGGGAAGTATGATAGCGTTTCAGCAAAAGTCTCTGTTGTTCCTGAGAATGACAATGTATAGGTAATTCCAGAGCTTGTAAGCTTGATAGAAAGGTTATCTCCAGAAAGCTTTTCTCTTAGCTCAAACAGGGTTTGTGGTGCTTGTGGAGTAGCTGTTGATTTAAAGACACCATAAAAACTTGAAAGATCATCTGGCAAAATATTAATGCTCTCAAGATACATATAAGAGTTTTGTGGCAAAACTACAAACTTTGAAGACTCATTCTGTAGAGCTAGGTTATTTTGAAGTATCTCTGCCTGTGTCTGTGTTGGAGACACTATTGATATAGAGCTATAGTTTGGGATTCTAAGATAGTCTGTGTCACTCAGCAAATTATTTTTAATGCCCTTAGACCAGCTACCAATCTTTGGATATGAGTAATTGCTTGAATACTTTGAGAACTGATAGTCAACGGAGATATTCTTTCCTCCGTAAGCAACGTTTAGAGTCTCTGGATTTTCAACTCCCTGGCCATAAACCCAACGTCTTTTTGCAATGATTGGAGATATTGGATATGTGTATATAGAAACTGGTCCAACTTCAAAAAGATCTATAGAGTCATATGAATATATTCCAATCCAGTCTTGCTCAAGGTTTCCACTCTTTTCTTCGGGTAGGGTTAGTGTTGACCTATCTACAATGATTTCCCCTACCTGTTCTCCATTAACCAATAGAGCGATTCTGTCATGGGATATAGAGACATGTACAAGCATTGGCCTATTCCATTCAGACACGTAGTGTGAGCAAGACCTATCCCCAATCTTTAGCTTTAGGAACGGTCCAGAGACATATAGTCCATCTAATGATGCAATTGGGCCAATTATCTTTTGATCATTTTCTGATGATGGATCAATCTTAATCCAAGACTCTAGGGTGTAGTTCTTATTTTTGCCAAGCTGATTTAGGAATCCTAGTCCTGGAATTAGTATTGATGGCTTGCCAGAAGCATTTGGGGAGACAGACATTGATGATCCTGCTCCATACACCATCGGAATTCCTGCATTTCTACCAAGCAAACGATTGTTTAGGCATATCGCATATCCATCCTTAGTTGATTCTGCTACAGCTAGCAACTTAACTGCCTGTGTGCCTGAAGCTATGCCATAGATATTCTCAATGATTGTTTCTGGATGTACTCCAGATGATGATGAGTTAAACTCTTCTGACCATTGACCTAGAGATATGCCATTTGCCAAAAAGAATACTGGGTCTGTAGTTGCATCTGACAAAAACTCAACCTCAACAAATAGGTTAAAGCTTGAGTCTAGATTGTATGGTCTGTCGAAAGTTTCAGACAGAAACATCCACTTTCCGCTAACTGCTGTTGAAAATCTTTTTGCGACACGATATTCTCCATATGTTGGATCGTTATACAAGAATCCAATAGTTACAGCCATAATTCTTTCTGTTGATGAATAGAAAAATGTTGAAATGGTGAATGTTGACAAGAAATCGTTTAAGAAGTTAAAGTCTGAGAATTCTGGGCTTACTGCTGTAACCGTTTTAACGTTATTGGCATTTCCAGTATTTGATGTATTTATCTTAAATACAGCATCTTCTTGCATTGGAGTTGATAGGGTTGATGTGGTTTCAACAGTACCATTCGTCAACTCCCAGTTGGATATATTCTTCTGGGTATCAGAAAGTATGGAGATGTAGTCTGCCTTATCCTGCAAAGGCCAAAGCCCCAGGGGGTGTTCCTTTAAAATTTTTGAAGCATATAGGCTAAGAGAGGCTGTCATTGTATATATATTTTATCATACTATACGTGTAAACCAGCGAGGTGTTGTGTATCTGATGCCACTAGAGATAGCTTTTACGCCATGAACATAATCTGGATTATCTGGAAATGTTAGCAAGTCTCCTGGCTTTGGCTTATAGCTAATGTCATACTCTGGGAAGTATATCTCCCCTCCGTCATAATCATTATTTATGTATATGAGTGTTGCTATATCATTTGGCTTGCTAGCATCAAAGTGCTCATGCATACCCCAGCCTGGTTCAAATCTAGCTATGTGTGTCATTTCTGGCTTAAAGCCTTGGAAGTCTCCCTCATAGGAATGTGTGACAAATCTATAGACTCTCATGCCCCACTCTGTAGCTAGTTGGCGAATCTCATGAGTTCTCTCATCACTGTTTTTAAATGTATTTACTGTGAACTCTTTTTCGCCATTACCAAATTCATTGAATTCTTGATCGTAGTCAACTGAGTACTCATGTAGCTTCTGTGCCACGTCCTTTGGCATAAAGCCCTTAACATAGTGTATCTGTGATTCTTTACTCATCTAAAACTCATTCCATTATTTTCGTGTCTTGGCATATTGCTTGCATCGCAGTCTTGGCAATCCAATCGTACTATGCCAGTAACTGGACAAGCTGCACCCTTTGTCACCTTGTGACCTACAAAGAAACACTTTGCTCTGAGCATCCAGTTTTTCATTAGTTAAGCCTTGTCCATGTTTGAGCATCTTCATCGCTGATAAATGTTCTTGGAGCTATGTCATAAGCAATTGTTATTCTTTGCCCATCTACTCTCCAGTTACCCATTCCATGTGGATGGCCAACCTCTGAAACAACAAGTCTATTGTTCTTATTAACATTTATCTTTATGTTGTTTGGATCCTTAAATATCTTGTAAGCAGTTATAGAAGGTTCTGCGTTAACGCAATAATATCCATGGAACACTGGTGAGCCCACACCATTCATGTGTTCGTGCCACTTGTCATCGTTATCAAGTGGTGATACATCCCACATATCTTCTTTTGCATTTCTGTTATACCAACCATGAAGGAACCATTCCTGAGAATCATAATCAATCTCGTAATAGTCGCATGCTTCATGTAGGACATCATTAAGAGCCTGCTTTAGCTTTTCGATCTGGGGATTACCAAACTCAAACAGATTGTATTCTGACAATAGTGCTGTACCAGCACCTGATGGCCTATTGCCATATATTTTTGCCATGTCATCTGTTAGCTCAATAATCTCACCAGATCTAAGCTTATCGTCAAAATCTATAATCCAATCAGACAACAACTCAAGGTCGTTATCTAAATCTCTGATAAAGAATTTTTGATCTTTCATTATACTAGTGGAATCCAGTGCTGCTCTAGACCTGCGTCCTGACTTCCAATATCATTAATACTTCTAGTATCATATGCTATTGTAATTCTACGCTTGTCCTTGTTACCCCACCAGCCACGGGTATGTGGATGCCCAGTTTCAGATAGAACAGCTCTGAAGTTTTTGTTAATATTTTCAAATGGCTCAGTCTTATCTATTCTGTAGTGTGTAACAGATGGCTCTGCAAAAACAGAGAAGTATCCATGTAGGTCTGGAATACCAAGACCACCACAGTGCTCATGAAGATTTGGTTCAATCATTGTTTCTGCGTAATGCTCTTCATCTCCATGATCAGCTGGCTCAATATTAATCCATCCCTGGATATAGTATGCCTGCTCTTCAAAGTTCTTGTCATAGTATTCGCATGCTTCTTTTGTCATAGAACTAACTGCTGCAAAAAGCTTTCTAATTACTGGGTGGTGAAGTTGAAACACATTGTACTTGCCAAGTGTTCGTGTTGTCATACCGCCCTTTTCATAGTATGCTTGTGCCTCTTCTGCAGATATGCCTGGAAACTTGCCATCAAGCATGTCCTTTTCACGAGCCTCGCAGAATGAATAAAGGTCGTCTAGTTCACTTTGTGAGATATCCAGATATCTTTCAAAAAATTTCTGTGGTGGCTTTGTCATGGCTATCATCTCAGAGGAATCCAGTGCTGCTCTGCAGTATATCCACCACGCTGCAAGTATGCCATAGGTGTAACGTCATAGGCTACGGTGATTCTTGGACCATCCCAAGACCAATCTCCCATTGCGTGTGGGTGTCCCATTTCTGACAGTATTGCACGATTGTTCTTGTTTATATTTTCAACCTCATTGTCAAAAACAATGTAGTGTGTTGATGAAGGCTCTGCTGCTACTGAGTAATATCCATGGAAGTCTGGAGCTCCAGGGCCACCATGCTCGTGCCAGTTTAGCTTACCATTACCAGAGTGGTTAATATTAAACCAACCTTGAATCATAAACTTCTGTTCGTCAAAATCTATTTCGTAGTGGTCGCAAGCTTCTCTCACCATATCGCCAACAGCCTTGTACAATTCATAAATTCCATCGATGTGGAATTGGAAAACGTTGTACTGTCTCCACTTCATGGTGGAAATGCTATTGGAGTCTTTCCATGCTTCGAATGGCGAAACTGGAGTTACCCCAGGAATCTTGGCCTCTTCGATCAATGCGTATCTATCTTGTAACTCTTTTGTAAGTTTATCTAGATCATTATCTAGGAATCTCTCAAAGAATTTGTGCCCCTGTGTCGTAGTGCTTATGCTACGAAGAGGTGTCTGGTCTTTATACATGCCCATACTCCGTTCTATGTATAATATTATTATACACTATACCAGAGTCTGGTGTCTATCTGAAGGCAAATACGCTAAATCTAGGTGTGAATCCAAACACACCGAAGAAGCTGAACACACCAAATACTGGTGTAAATCCGAAAACACCGAATGTTGGGACAAATCCAAATACTGAGAATGGCACAAAGCCAAACACACCAAAAGTAGGAACAAACCCAAACACGCCAAAGAAGCTGAAGACAGAAAATGGTACGAACGAGAATGTCGTTACGCTTCCAGATGCTGCAGAAGCTACAGATCTACCATTTGCATTATCTGCATATACCGTATATGTCTGTGCTGTTCCCTGCTCCTGAGTAATATTTACAGAGGTAGAAGAGGTGTTAGCTGCTTTTCCGTCATTAGAAGTAATGTAGTAGTTAGTAATTGACTTACCACCATTAGCTGGTGCATTCCAAGATACTGTATCGTAGTCAGCACCGTATGGTGATGAAGCACCAACTCCGCCTGGAGCAGCTGGAACTGTTGTGATTGTTATTCCAGATGATGCATCTGATGAGGGTGAATCTCCATAGCTGTTAGTTGCCTTGACTGTAAAAGTTGGAGTTGTACCAGTAGCAATTCCAGTAACTACAATTGGAGAAGATGATCCAGTTGCTGATTGACCAGTTGATGCTGTAATCGTATATGAAGTTGCTGGTTGTGAGTTTCCTGGAAGAGAGAATGACACTGAGGCAGCACCATCATCATAAGCCCTATTGGTACCAACGTCAGTTGCTGTAACACCAGTTGGTGCTAGTGGCTGCAAGAAGTCATTTGACTGCTGCGAGTGTCTACCTGCTCTTTTGCTCATCTATTATCCTTTTCTAAAGTATCTTACGCTGAAAGGTCTCCGTAGACAACCCATGTGTTTGCTGCTCTCTTCATAAGAGTTGCAGAAGACCATTGAGTTCTCAACTTTAGACCTGGTGTTGCGTTTACAGTAACTCCACCTGCACCTGCAATTGTAACCTGTCCAGTAGAAGTCTGGAGGATATCAAGAGTGGTTCCGACTGGGTAGTTTACTGTTGAATCTGCTGGGATTGTTAGAGTTGTTGCTGAAGAGCTTCCAACTTCAATAAGAGTATCTCTTTCATTAAGGTTTGACAATGTGTATGACGCTGTCTTCTGAGAGATTGTAGTGATAGATGGAACACCCTGCTTTGTCTGAATACCATCTGAGAATTCTACGCCACCGAGCTTTAGTGTATCGAAATTAGCTGTAGCGAAGTCAACCTCAGAGTCAGTAGGCTCTGCACCATTAGAGATAAGCTTCCACTTACCATCAGATGCGTCACGAACAAGACCAGCGTGAGGGTGGTTTCCACCATTATTGTCAGATGCTCCATAAGCACCATAGATACCAATGTCAAGAACGTCAGTAGAATACTGGTTCTTAGCTAGGTAGATAAGAGAGTCTGTTACTGCAAGATTCTGAGAATTAACAGTTGTAGTTGTTCCAGTAACGTTTAGATTACCTGTTATCTCAACATCAGCAGCAGTTAGTGTTCCAGTAAAAGTTGGATTAGCCTTTGGAGCGTATGTAGCTGCTGCTGTGGCTTCTGCTGCTTCCTGTGCGTTGTCTGCCTTTGCCTGAGCACCCGTCTGTGTCTCTAGCTCTGCTGTATCAGCAATGCCATGCACGTTAGTTGTGTCAGAGTTATGTGTTGAAACAGCACCTGAAACATCTGTAGCGGTTGCTAGAACTGAAGTGTCTGCAATACCGTGGACATTTGTAGTATCTGAGTTGTGGTCAGATACTGCTGTTGAAAGATCTGTTGCTGTTGCAATTGTAGCATCTACACCAATTGTCAATGAGTTTGTGCTGTCATTGTATGTTGTGACAATACCATCTACACCAGAAAGCATAGTAGCAACTACATCCTGAGCCTTCTCATTTGTGAAATATTGGTTAGTTCCTTCTGCAACAGAGGTTGTTGTAAGAGTTTCTAGGAATGTGTCAATTCCGTCAACTCTTGTGTCTAGGGTGTTTGCTCTTCCTGTAAGGGTTGTGCTAAGGTCTCCAATTGACTCAACTGCTGACTGTAGGTCTGTATTTAGTGTTGAGACTGATGTCTGTAGTGGTGTCACTGCATCAGAAATAGCAGTATTAACAATACCATTGCTGTCATTAATAGCAGCAGCTATTTCGCTAAGTGTGTCAAGGGTGTTTGGAGCATTCTGAATAAGGTTTGCAAGCTGAGTGATTGGAATCTGTGCGTCTCCATCAAGTGTTGCAACACCGTTCTCTGCACCCTTCTCTGTTAGCTGAATGTAGTCATCAAGGCTTCCACCAAGATCTTCAAGGTTCTTAAAGTATGACAAAGCAGACCAGGTAGTTAGGCCATCACCCATTTTGAACTGGTTGGTGTCTGTTTCAAAACCAATTTCTCCAGCTGCAAGCACTGGGTTTACTGAGGTCCACTGTTCCGCAGTACCTCTACGCTGTTGCATTCTTGTTGCCATAGTTTAGCTCCTCCATATGGTATTTTTAGTACCAAATACTTATATTATATCCTACTTTTAGTTAAAATTATCTGAAACGGTTCCGCCATCGAAGAGTAGTGAGAACTCTGTTGATGATGGACTACCGCCATCTATTCCACTTGACATAGGGCTTTGTGGGATTGATCCACCTTCACGGAAAGTGGTTGTAATAAGACCATTTCCGCCAATAGATGTATCGTGAATGTGCTGTGCAACGTTTAATGTGTCATCGATAGTTGCAATTGTTGTCCAACCAGTTTCTGTGTGGTAGACATTAAGTCTTTGTGTTACGGTATCATACCAAAATGCACCATTAGATGGTGAAGAAGGGGCAGTAGAGGCAACAGCAGCTCCTCCAGCATTAGCATCTACGTAAGCCTTAGTAGCTACGTGAGTTGCATCAGTTGGGTCGCTAGCAACGATGGGTCCACCAAAGACTCCACCCTCTGCTACTTGAATTCCATTTTTTACCTTGAAATCCTTATTTACTGTTGCCATCTACTTACTCCTTTTAATTACTTAATGATTGTTCCAAATACAGTTACAATAGAATTGTTGTTAGCTGTAGTGACACGAAGTCTTACGTTACCGCCATTAACATCTGCTGTAATTGTTGATGCAGAACCGTTGGTTCCTACAACAGCATATTCTGTAATTGCAATGTTGTCTGCAGAGTCAAGAGTAATAATTACCTTTGAAAGCTCTGTGTGTGAGCCATAAGCAACCTTAACTGTGTATTCTGCTGAACGGTATACAGCTGAGTCGAACTCGTGTGCTGTTACCTGGCTAGCTGTAGCAACTGTAGCCTGAGTAGCGACATTAGTAACAATGTTATTAAGGTCAATCTCAGTAAAGTTAGGAACTACAGCCTCAAGTGCTGATACTGCACGTGCATCTGTGAAGTATAGGTTGCTTGAACCTTCTTCAAGATCATCAGTGTCAGAATCTGCAACACCATTTTCAGCAACAAAGTCAAACTTCTGTGTACCAGTATTGTAAGATACCGAAATGTTTGTCTGAGTTCCACCATTGATTGTTGCTGCGATAGCATCAACTGCACGGGCATCTGTGAAGTATAGTCCTCCACCAGGTGTTCCTTCTGGAATATCTACAGTTGTAAGAGCACCAATTTCTGAGTCTGCGTAAGACTTAGCATTATTCTCTGCTGTAGTTGCGTATCCTTGAGCATTTTGGTCAGCTTGTGCAAGTGCATCATTGTATGTGTCTGTTCCTACTGCATCTACATACTGCTTTGTTGCTGCTGCTAGAGCCTGTGTTGGGTCTGCTGCAAGAACAAGCTCGCCAGTCATTGTGTCGCCAGACTTCTGAACCTTTTCACCAATAGATGTTGTAAGGTTTGTAATTGTGTCTGGTGAATCACCAAGTGCTGCAGCCAATTCATTTAGTGTATCAAGAAGTGCTGGTGCTGAATCAACTAGGCCTGAAACCGCAAGACCAATCTCTGTATTTGTCTTGTATGCTGACCAAGCCTTATCTGTAGCATTTGAAGAATCGTCAATCTTGTTATCTGCATATAGATTAGCATTTGATTCTGCAGTTGCTGCAGCTCCATATGCATCATATGTTGTAGATAGGTTAAGGTTTGTAATTGCGTTATCTGTGTATGTAGCTGCATTCTGTTCTGCTTGTGCTGCAGAGCCTACTGCGTCATAGTTTACTGCAAGTCCATCAGCATACGCTTGAGTTGCTACTGCTTGACCCCAAATCTTTGTGGTGCCATCTGCGTTTAGATTGATATCTCCACTGCCAGTAGAAATAGTTACATTCTGATCAGCTGTAACTTCTGTGCTTCCACCCTGTGCAGATGATAGAGCAAGTACTCCTTCGTCTGAAAGGAATCCAGCATCACCAATGATTACTCCTGGTGCAATAAGCTGATTGCTTAGCTCAATTTGAGCTGCTACAAAGTTACCATTACCGTCACGCTTTACGACAGTGTTTGGTGTGTTCTCAGGGGTTGCTGTACCACCAATGAGATCAACGATGTAGTCTTGGTCTTCTTGCTTCTTGGTTAGAACGTCGTAGTTATTGACGGTAGCTGTAGCACCTTCAACAACGAGTCCACTCTTAACCTTAAAGTCTTTAGTGACTGTTGCCATGTTGTTATCTCCTAGTTATTATGCCTTAAGTCCCATACGTGCAAAACGTACGGTCACAGGTCTAATTATTGCATCTGGGGTTACAACCAAACTGACTGTATCTCCAGTGCGAGAGACGCTAACGGTGCCCATATTCCCATCATTGTCAATTGTTCCGTACTCTGTTACGCTGATATCGTCTGCGTCACAGAGAACAGTTAATTCTGTTGCATAGAACTTGTTGTCTCCTGATGTAATCTTGGATATAGAAACAAGATACTTGATCATTCTCCACTCTGTTGCATTAAAAGTATCAACAATAGTTGAGCTTTCAATGCCAGTGATTGTGTTCTCGTTGTTACCAAATGTGCCCAGGTCTGTAGCTTGAGCAGTTGCGGTATCAATTAAAGACGTATAGTCGCTTTGTGAAGGTCTGTCGCCAGTTTCAAAAAGTGTTTTTACGTTAGGGATTGTAGTTCTAGCCATGATTATATTATACAGGATATTTATATATATTAGAGAATATAGTTACTGTAGCCAATTACAGCAATGCCAATTGCAGCTGGATTTGAGCGATCATATGTATCCAAGCCTATAGCTGAAAATCTAACCCTGAATGGTAGCTGTTCTACCACATCAATCCTTGAAACATATCTGGTGTTTCTTGCAGAAATCAAGTTTGATGGAAGAATAGATCTAACCTCTGCAATTGGGTTGATTGTCTTCTGAATAAAAAGTAAATTTTTATTGTCTGCTAAGATTTCAGTCTTTGCCATTAGCGATCAGTTACCTCTGCGATGACAGTCATAATTCCACGGCATACCGTCCAAACTACAACAGCATCGGAGAGCTGAACGTCAAAGATATCGTTAGTCTGCAATAGCTTACACTGGGCTGGAGTCAGAGTTACTGTGAACTCTCCAGCATTATCAAATTCTGTTTGTGCAGGTGTAACATGAAATAGCTTTTCTGTTCCACGTCTAAAGTCTGCCTTAATTACATAGTCATTTGGGACTATTGGGACACCAGAGTCATCTTCAACATAGCATCTGAATGCAGCATAGTCACCCTTTACAACAGTCCATCTAATTACTGGAGGGGTAGCACCAACCTCAATCTCACCAGCGTCATTTACAGCTTGAGTTGAAGTAGTAGTTGTTGTACGAAGAACGGCCATAGTTTTATTATATCATTAATTATGAAAGACCAGCTTTAAGCGATCCCCATGTAGCATTTGACTTTGACCCAACAATGATTGATCCCTGTGAGTTTGCAAAAACAACAGTTGCAATGGCAGTACCTTGGGTTCCATCAGTAGCATTAGTCAGTCCACCTGTTGCTGCTACGTAAAGAATGTCGCCAGAGGCAAATGATGAAGTGTTAACTCCATTAATGACTCCAGCTACGACCACAACACCTGTAGCAGAAATAGCAATTTCTGTTCTGGTTAGTCCAAGAATTGAATTTGTTGTAGATGCAGTTGCTTTTGCAACAAGCACATTAGTTCCATCATGTCCAGTAATTGTAACTGGATATCCAGCAGGAATGATATCTGAAGATGTATTCTTGACTGGAATATCTACATATGATGCTTGTGGCAAGACAGCGTCAAGTCTTTCAGTAAGACTCTTTATGTCTCCATGCACGTTAACAGCATCTACTGGTAGCGGAAATGGGAGGTTGTAGTTATTGGATCTTCCAGTTGCCATACAAATAGTATACCAGACTTCTTGTTGAATTTTAATACAAAACATGTTATAATCTAATGGTACCTTTCGGGGTACTTTTTGTTCATATAGGCAAAAATGATCAAACAGAGTGACAACAAAGTGAAAATCGTGGAAAACTATAGACAAGCATATTCAAGGCTATCGCTGTAAAGAATACTGTCTGCCAGGACCTGTGACAGAGGTCGTAACAACATAAAAAATAAGGAGGTAGTCATTTTGAAGACTATTAAAGCAGTTGGCATTACTGCAACCACACTACTAATGCTTACAACATCAATTGCACCTGCTCAGGCTAATGAGCACACCCCACCAAAGTTAGTGGCCTTGGGCCCAAACAACATCCTTGTATCTGAGGATGCTAAGACTCAGGATCTTCTAAGTAAGCAATATCTAGAAGTTCTAAGAATTTCTGAAAATTCAGATAAGGTCATTGCTACAGTAAAGCAGTTAAGAAAATATGTTGGTAAAACTGGATATGTCTTTTCTGGTAACACACCATCTGGTTGGGATTGCTCTGGACTAACAATGTGGTTCTATAAACAACTAGACATTGAGCTAGAGCATAGAGCTACTGCACAAGCAACAGAAGGAACTAAAGTCTCTGAGCCTAAGCTTGGAGACATTGTTGCTTTTCACTATGAAAATAGTGACAAGGCTTATCACGTAGGTATTTATATTGGAGATGGACAGATGATCCACTCCCCTGCCCCTGGAAAAAGAACATCCATTGACAACATTAAAAGATTTGGTGGATCATACAGCGACATATCGTATGTCAGATATATAGATACTATCTAAAGCCAAATACTGAGAATGTTGGTGTAAAGCTAAACACTGCAAAGGCAAATCCGAATACAGAGAATACTGGCGTAAAGCTAAACACTGAGAATGCAAAGCCAAAGACAGAAAATACTGGAGTGAAGCTAAACACTGCAAATGCGAAACCAAACACAGAAAATGGTGTAAAGCTAAATACGTTAAATGGTGTAAAGCTAAATACGTTAAATGGCGTAAAGCTAAATACGTTAAATGGCACAAAGCCAAAAACACCAAACGCACTAAAGCTAAACACTCCATAAGAAAGGTCTACTGAAGACTCGTACTGTGCTGGTGTTCCTGCAGCTGGATTCTGAGATACTACTTTATCGTGCTTGTCTGCATCTGAAGAGTTTGAAAAGTTTTGTGGAGTTTCAGTTCCTACAACAAGGCCGTCAGATACAATCTGTGCCTTTGCTGCTGTGCGAGTCTGTCCAACAAGGTTTGAAACGGATTTCATACCCTTGGAAGATGCCCATAAACCGAATGACCCTAGCATCTTATCCCTAAGCCGTCAAATCGCCTATAAGTAGCCAAGTATTTGTAGCAATTTTTGTAAGAACTGCACCAGAGTACTGAGAAGCAATCTTTCGATTACCATTCTTACTGTTTAGAGTTACATTGCCTGTTAATGGTGCGATAGAAACATTTCCAGTTCCAATTCTAAGGACTTCTACCTTCTGGCCAATCTTAAATGAGTTAGAAGCATTTTCTGGAACATAGATTGTAACATCTGATGAGTCTGAGATCTTCAAACTTAGGCCTGCATCTGAAGCAACTAGTGTATATGCTCCTGCTGAAGGTGTTGGTGCAACAAGTATAGCTGCATCATTAGATGAACGCCAGCTTGTACCATCAAAGAACTGTATGTCATTTATTGTTGAGCCATCTGCAGCTCTCTCAACAAATGCAACTAGACCAGTTACTGGAGATGGAATTGCTGCATCTCTTAGTGATGGGGTTTCAAAATTATTGATACCTGCTCTATTTTTTACAACAGCATCGAAAGTTACTGCTGCATCAAATTCATGTGTTCCAGACCATACGTATGATGCAGAAGGATTAACTCCACCTGCAGCTGCAATAGGTCTCCAGTTTGTTCCGTCATATATGTAGGCTACCTTAGCCTCTGTGCTAATGCTTGGCATATTTAGTTAACCACCTTCCAGGTGCTTGTTGGCAAATCATAAACCTTTAGCTGTGGGTTTGCACCGCTGCTATCAATCCAAAGCAATCCATTGTAGAGCTCTGTGGTTGGTGCTGTTGATTGGTAAACTGCTACTGCAGCTGTAGGCACTAGATCAACAGAGGATGAAGACATCCAGATCTGACCAGAAACTGGTGACGATGGCTCTGTACCGTATGAAGATCCAATACCAAGAACTTGGAGAGCATCAATCTCTGCCTCAAGTGCTGCTATGTATCTTGCAATGGATGGGTTTGGCAAAGCTGCTTTTGCTGCAGCAATTCTTGCCTCTTCTGTAGATCCAGAATAAGTATCTGGGTCTGGATTATAAGTTAGAGATCCATATAGAAAAAGCTTCAGGGCAGCCTGAATATCTGCAGGATCATCATATCCTGGAACCTTAGTGTTATATATACCGCTGTTATCAGTGGTACCGTCAATGTTTTGTGCAGCCATTTTTCACCTTCCTAAATTATACCATAGTAATAAATACGTGAATAGTCTTCTCTCCAGACATAAGCTCCCAGTCGCCATCTACAAATTCTGCAGCTTTAATGGTTATTGGAAGTGCTCTCACTCCGTCTGATGAAATTTCAACATCACTAACGTATACAGATGAAGCAACTGGATTCTGTGCTATCAGTGTGTGCTGTACGTTAAAGTTTCCTGATGATAGGTTTGCCACCGAAACATCTCCACCAGTAATAGATGTTATTGGGATCCAAAGCTCAGCAGATCCATTAGTGAATGCTAAGACTTCGTTTTTGCTATATGTATTTGGGTTTAGCTTAAATAGTGGCTTCCACCCAAATCCAGATGGCTGAGAAATATATTGATATACCCACTGATACTCATCATCAGATGGAAGTAGGTTTATGTATGTGTCATATACAGCTGGTGTGCTTGGCAAAGTAACCAAAGTTGGCTTGCCCTGACCATAAAGCATTAGGCTACCACGGTCTCCACGTTGTCCATAGTCAACAGCTACTTCGACGGTAGATGGACCACTAAGGACATTTAAACTTATGGATGATATGGTAGTTGTCAAGTCTGGCATTATAGAGAACCGCTCACCTGATCTGTAATAGTAATAGTTCCAGTAACAAGAGTGTAAACGTATGGATACGGAGATGAGTTCTTTGTGATCTCAACATCATATACGTATTCAACTGTTGGGTCAAGCTGAGTTCCAGTTCCTGGCAGAATTGCACATGTAACATATGTTAGATTATTTGTAGAATCGGTAGTAATCTCTGCATGTCCTGTTAGTCTTGTTGCCCCATCGCCTCTAGCATCAGCGATAATAAATCTGGCGGTATTGAACGTGCTTAGATCAAAAGCAGCACCTGATGCATCCTTTGGGTAGATGCGAAACTCTAGAGTATCTCCTCTATAGTATTTCATATCGTATGTTGCTGGATATGCCATTATGCCTGCCTCTCGTATGTTCCGCTGAAAACAAAGCTATCTGCTGTTGCAAGAACTACTGGTGAGTTATAATCAACGTCATAGAATTGGCTTCCTGCAGAATACTTTAGCTTAGCTGTTGTACTTCCAAGTGTACCATGAACGCTCAATGTGTATTGAACTGACGCTGAGGCATCGTTAATCATGCCATCACGAATTACAAAATCTGATGCAGGTGCAAATGGTAGCGTAATACTGTATGATCCTGATCCAAAATTTGATGCATAGGTTAGTGGAACCTTTACTCTGAAGAATACGATATTGTTAATAATCGTATAGCTGCCTTGAGCTAGATTGTTTGTAATAATAAGCCCTGTGCCAGATAGAACTGGAGTATAGGTTCCAGATGTTTGGCTTGCATTAAGCGATTCTATCCACTCTGACTCTGAACCAGTAAATCCATTTGAAATTGCTAGCTGATATGCAGATGGGCCAGTCAGACCAGTATCTCCAGGATCTCCCTTGTCTCCTTTAGCTCCTGCTGCTCCTGCAGCTCCAGCTAGAGATGCCAGCCATTGGCCTTCTGAGCCACTAAATCCATGTCCTACCGCTATTTGATATGCAGATGCTCCTGCTAGACCATTTGCTCCTGGTGCTCCTGCAGGACCTGCTGCACCTGTATTTCCCTGTGGACCAGGTGACCCTGGCATAGGGACAATCTTAATTACTGTCATAAACTTCCTCCATACGTAACATCACCTAGGACTACAATGGTTCCAAGTACTGGTGTCCAAATTGTACCACCCTGCTTTGTAACCTGAAGGTCAAACAATAGCTCTGCGATAACCGATCCATAGCCAGCACCCCACAACTTGGTTGTTTCTGCAGAAGCTGTGACTACTACAAAGCCATCTCCTGGGGTAACTTCAAGCTCATCAATTGTATCAAGTCTTGGGTCGTAGGCACTTGCAATATATGTCCACCCACTGGTGTCAAAAGCTGTAGCTTCGTCTGGCTCATAAAATTCAATGCGAATTTCGGCTGTGTCTCCACGGACCACCTGCCATTTGACAATAGCTGGGTCTGATCCAAAGGTTGAGGGTTCATAAAGTGATGCCATAGTATTATAATTATACATCATAAAATGAAAAAAAGGACTAGTATCTAGGCATGGTGGGTATGAGAGACAGACCTAGATACTAGTCACTAAAATTATATCATATATTGGTTTTTGCAGTATTTTTCAAAAGAGTTATAAAAGTGTTATAAACATTTTCTTGATTTTGACCTCAACGAATTGAACTCTGTGCTATAATTATTATTATATTAAATATTAAATAATATCTCTAAGTAGAATATATCTCTTATATCTTATATATTATATATATTATATATATATTACTTCTTATTGGCAATATAATCTAAAAGTAGATCATACATTTTGTCAATTTTCTTATTCATATCTCTACGAACAATATCAGCCTCGTCAAGTCTGTCCTTGAATTCCTTGTGCTGTCGTTCCATTCTATTGACCTGATCTTTTAAACTTGATCCGCCATTGGGTTTAAGTTCGTGCTTAATATCATTGAAGTAATGCTTTACAAGCCATCTCACTCCTGCTGCTGATAGTCCAATAAAAGTTCCGACGGAAACAAGAATTCCAATTATCATTTGAGTGATTTCGAGGGTTGTCATAATAGTACAATTATACTTTACTTTTTTACAGTTATGCACAGTATGTGGATAAAAGCGAAGCGATAAAGTGTCTTTTGAGTCCGCCGATAAAGTTCGCCGTGTATAGAGATATCCATCCCCAAATAAGCAAAAAGCCCACTAGATAACTAGTGAGCAATTGCTACCCTATGGGGTGATATATAAATTATTTGTGAGCTAGAGTAAATCCAGCATCTACAACAGGCATAAGCTCTGTAACATTAGGATCCTGTGAGTAAGAAATATTTGTGAATCCACGATCTGTTAGCATAGCGTTGATATCATCTTTTGCTGAACGTGCGTGAACAACAAGAATAATTCCACCTGCGTTAAGAGTTTGTGCAGCCTTATCCAAAAATACTGTCTGGACTTCTAGACCCTTGTAACCACCAAATACTGCAGACTCTGGATCATTCTTGTGTGGGTGATCGATTGGAAGAGTCTTGACTACATCTGCGTAGTATGGTGGGCATGAGATGATAGCGTCGAACTTTGTATTGCCATTGATGTTTGCAACATCTAGGATATTGATTTCGATTGCATCTTCTGCAAGACCTGCGTGAACTGTTAGGTTCTCCTTGATGTACTTCTCGGTAGCAGGATCGTTGTCGTATGCCTTTACTGTCATTCCTGGGTATGTCCACTTTGCAGAGATTGCAAGCTGTCCTACACCAGTTCCGAAGTCTGCGAATACTAGACCATCTGTTGTTGGAAGTGCGTCCAATGCTGCCTTCATTACAGACCAAGCATAAGTTGTCTCTGTAAGTGGCTGGTAAACATCTGGACCAGTAGTTAGTGAAAGGATATCGCCAGAGTTAACTACGTGCTGGCGTACTGAACTGTTAGGAATTGTCATACTGAAATTATAGCACGTTTTATGATAAAATAGATCTATTATGTCAGAAAATTCAGGGGATGTCAAATTCATAGATCTGTTTAACCCTAGTAAGGAACGCTCAGATAAAGACCTTATAGAGGATAGGCTTGCTATATGTAATTCATGTGAGTGGCTAAGGGTTAAAACTCAAAGATGTCGTAAGTGTGGATGTTTTATGACTCTCAAGACTACTCTTGTTCAAGCTAAGTGTCCTCTTGGTAAGTGGTAAGTCTGCTTTGAGATCAGCAAAGCTGATTATGTGCCGTCCGAAATGCAGATGTCCTGAAGTTGTGATATCATATATTTACTACTAGTAGAAATGGAGACAGATATGCTACGTGATGAAGTTGTAACACTCATGACAAATGCCATTGACAAGATGAATCGTGAAATGGCTATTCAGCAGAATGCACCATCTGACCAAGTTGAGCAAGCTCTTTCACAAGCAAGACCTCAGCTAATGTATGTCAATGGAATGCTGTATGACCTGCTTCTTGAGCATGGTCTAATTAACACTAACCGCTAGGTTATATAAAATCGAATAGGCCAGATATTAACTTGTCTGGTCTATTTTTTATCTTAAGGAAAGAATATGTACTCAAACAAGTTTAAAGATCGTGATTTTCTATATGAGCAGTTTATTGTACTCAAGAAGACACCTCACGCAATTGGTAAGATGTGTGGAGTGTCACAGAGGCTGATCATTATCTGGCTTGACAGCTTTGGATTCCTAGAAAAGTTCTAGTCCTTCTTGTGATCGTTTTCTGACTTACAGGAACAACTGTTGCAGCAAAATTCTGAAAAAATTTTCATAGCCCAGTTATCGTCGTTATCTGTCTGTGGATATTCTTGATCGAAATTCATATGTCTATTATACCTGGCAAATCTGAAAAATTTTAAATTTTTGGTTTTGAGAAAATCTGAATATTTTTAACAGATGTACGATACATGTTTTGAGCATCCTGTCAAGTAAAATATAGTGTGGATGCACCCCTGCCACCTTCGTTATCTATTTGTTATAAAAAACTTTGCCAAAACACTTGACAAATGACTAATAGTATGATTGAATATATATAGATAAAGAAATAGAAATAAAAAGAAAGGAACAAACAGATGTTTTCAGTTTGTGAACTATGTGATGTAGTAGTAGAAAAGGTTTTCGTTCAAGAGGCTGGTGAGTATGGTTGTGAAATCTGCTGGTCAGAGTATGGAGAAATCCACTAGGATAAATGTCCTAGGTATACGCTATAGTAATAACATAAAAGAAAGGTTAACTAATAAAATGACTAAGCACAATAAACTAAACCTAAGAGTAGCCCTAGTATCTGGACTACTATCGTATGTAACATACCTATTCATTGTACTAGCCACCACAGGTACCCCAACAGAATCAGCCATTGGACAACTAGGCTCCTTTGTTATTGGTACCTTTGCTGTTATTGGTATTGTGGCTACCCTAGTAATGTTCGTAGTAGGGGAGGACCTATAATGGACTACCAGACTATGCTAGAAGAGGTTAGAGATAACCACTCTGCCCATTGGGGTGGTACCTATGAGGAGATGAAGGCTAGTGATAATAGGCTTGCTAACCTTGCTGAGGAATACCCTGCCCTATACAGGGAAGCCCTAGACGCATATAACGAAATGCTAAGAAATATGTAAAAAATGCCGTGTCGCACTTGACAAAAGCTGCGATCTAGGTCGGGGCCCCATTTGTGACCTAAAACACATAAGAATGTCCGTTTTGTCCCTTGACTTTTTGGGTTTTCTATGCTAGGATACTCCTATAACAATTAAATAAAGGACAAATAAGGTAATGAGCCTAATCAAATAAATGTGGTGTAAATCACAGTGAGCATTAGCAAATAAAGCCCCTATTTGTCAGACCCCTATGATAGGATTCTCTTATCAGTTAATAAAGAAAGGTTGTCAAAAATGATAACACTAGAAAAAACAATAACATGCGAAAAGCATGTCCCTAATAAGTCTGCTAAGTCATTCCACAATGACACTTGCTACACATTCTGTGAATCATGTGAGCAGAATATCGAATCATGGTATATGGACTATGATTCAGACCGTCTAAGCGGTTGGTCAGATTGGAAGGTATCTAACTAATGTATAAAGTAAGACTAGAATCGTTCAATGGTAACGTTGCTACCGTAACACTTCCTAATGTGGAAAGTGTAAATAAGTTCCTTGAGGAATACCCCTCCAAAATTGGTAGCGGTGTTTCGTTGCGTGTGTCATGTGATGCACTAGGAATTACTGGAACTCTTATTGGAAAAAACAAAATCTAAGCTTGACAAAGCCACTGAAAAGTGGTCGCCCCCGTTACACAATTGTTATAATTGATCTACGGTGTGTCGCTTGACTTTCCCCAGATTCTATGATTTAATTATCTTAGTTAAAAGAAAGGAAGTTCAAAATGAACGAAACTAGAAAGATTGATTCAGACCAGAGAATCTGCGTATACTGCTACGGCGTAACCTACGCTTATGTGTGCCCTGCTTGTAACGAGTATGACGGGCTAATGCCTATCCTAGACGCTGAGAAATACCTTGGCGAAGACTTGACAGAATACCTAGTTTAGTCTATACTAATAACAAAGAAAGGATAACTAATGATTTTCTACAACGGCTTCAACCTACTGCTAGACATCTTGTTCGTATACATTGCTTATCGCATTGGAGTATCTGTTGGATACCGCAAGGGTGAAGAAGACAACGAACCTCCATTCTAAAACCTACAGCGTGTCAGCTTGACAAACTGATCCGCTTAGGGTCGCCCCCACGCTGTCGGGCGTGTCGTTATAAGACTGTTATAAAAATTTCCCCAAAACACGGCGTGTCGATTTGACTTTTTGAGATATGTCTGCTAGTCTTATCTTATAAATAAATAGAGGAATTTAGGTCAAAATGAGCCTAGCAAATAAACCGAAAAACGGGTGAGCCTAGCGAATAAAAGAGACCTAAATCACAATCACAAAAGTGGCAAATGTCCGATTTGTGACTACCAATTTGTCAGACCCCCCTGCTATACTTTCAGGTATAGAAAGTTAAAGAAAGTCTCTTGAAAGGAGAACTATAAATGAAAAAGTTTCGTACTGTTGAACTAGGTTCAAATGTTGCTATCTACAATCGTGCAGGTAGCAAGAAAATCGAAGGTTCAGAAAAGCCAAACGGCTCTTTCTTAGCCCGTAAGATGTTCTACACAAATGCTAACGCTGTTGGCGTTGTAACTAAGATTCACGGACACAATGCTAACGCTGTCCGTATCACTCTTGACAATGGTCAAGAAGTTGAAATGGGTTTAGATACTCACTACCACCTAAATGGTGAAATTGGTGACTGTGTTGCTCACCAAGATAAGTATTCACTTATCTAAATGTCAGACCCCTGTTATATAATTAAACTACTAAAGAAAGGTGACAACTAATGTCAGCAAATGTATATACAATCGAAGAAGCCCTCAAGGGAACTTTCTACCGTTCAAAGACCCTAATGGGAACAATCGAATACGCAGAAAAGCGTGATGATGTATTTTACTCAGACGCAGAAGCGTATCTTGTAACTATCCGTCCAGACTATGGAATTGGATACAAGTACCGTACAATCGCTGTTCGTACAAACTAAGAAAGGGAAACTATATGTATCAGATAAGCGTTGCATATGATGGACAACCAATCCATTTTAACAAAAACTATACAGATGCTCTTGAAGCATTCACCGAATTTAATAAGTTTTCAGATTGGGGTTGGGCTAAAGAATACTCAACTGTTAATCTCTCAATGCCAACAGGCAAAATGTATTCTCGTTTATTTTATCGTGATGGAAGGGTGGTGACACGCTAATGGAAATCTTTTTATGTAGTGCCTGCAACACTCTTGCCACTGTAAAAATGACAGGCAACACGATAACAGTAAATGCTTGTAAATGTCAGACCAATACACTAAACTAATAACAACAACAAACGAAAAGGATAGAAAATAAAATGATGACTCGTAAAGACTATGTTCAGACCGCAAACATTCTAAACAACTATGTAGATGAGATTGACTTTCTTGTAATGTCAGAAATCGCAGACGGATTCGCAGAGATGTTTGAAAACGATAACCCTAACTTCAACTATCAGAAGTTTATTGACGCTGTATTCGCAGAAGTCTCAGAGGGAGGGGAAGAGTAATGGAAATTATTGTTATTGCTCTAATGATAACTAATGTTCTAGCAATGAATAAAATTAACAAGCTTCGACAAGAGATTGAAATTCTAAAGCCCCCGTTCTAAAATGGATCACCTGGGATGGCTCTGTACTTATCCACAGAGTTATCCACAGGGTCGCCCCAGATAACGTTTTGGTAACATTTATGAAAAACCATTTAAGAAGACTTGACAATGTCCCCCGTTCATGCTAGTCTTAGGGTATGAAAAATAAGACTAAGAAGTATCAACCAACGGCTAACCCTGCCTATGCTGAGGGTATGAGAGAAATTCGAAAGTCTAACGCTAGTGGCACTCACCTTGATAGAAGGACACGCCGTCTAAGGACTAGACAAAGTGCCACTCACAATGCTATTATTGAACAAATGAAAGAAGGAAACTAATGGGAAGCAACATGGCAACGGAATTGGCTGATAAAGACCTATTCCCTAATCTAACACTAGAAGACGCAATTGGTATGCACCTTAGAGGCAACCACTATCCACCTGTGCCACTATCTATGGTGCCTGTATGTATTGAGGCTATTAACGCTTACAATGAAGATGAAGGCTCACGCTTGATTCCCCTGCCAGAAGGCGTATCATGGCGTGGCAGTCTTGAAGCCCCTGCCTATGCAATTATTGAGGCTCACCACCTAGACGCATGGCTTGACATGGATGAAGATTACTGATAAAATAGTTTAAAGAAAGAAAGGACCCCTAATGCTAATTCGTTCGAAAGATAGGAAAGTCACTAATGCAGTCTCACCTAATGGAAAAACCCCAACTATCGCCAACACTTTTGGATTACCTAGTGGAAAGGCTTACTCGTGCCCTGGTGCAACCACTGTATGTGAAAGCGTCTGCTACGCAGGAAAGCTAGAGAAAGTCTATAAAGGCGTAAAGAATGTGTTGCTCAAGAATTGGGAACAACTTAAAGACGCTGATTACCTAACCATGTATAACCTATTGGATGAGATGATCGTTTCATTCAAGAAGGATTGCGATAAGCGTAATGCAGAAAAACTATTCCGCTTGCACTGGGATGGTGATTTCTTTAATGAGACTTATGTATTGGCATGGAAGGATGTAATCCTTAAGCATGCAGATACTCAATTTTGGGCCTATACCCGTTCAGAGTTCGCTGTTGAACCGCTAATGGGAATTGCTAACCTATCACTTTATTTTAGTACTGATAGTGCAAACCGCTCACTAGGCATTCAACTAAAGAAGAAGCATGAAGTTAAGTTAGCATACCTTGCTAAGACTTTTGCAGAAGGTAAGTTAGATTTTGCTAACATTCAAGATAAGGCTGCAGTCCCATGCCCCGAAAATGCTAAGAAAATTAAACTTATTAGTGAAAGTGGCAGTGCATGTGTAACCTGTTCGCAATGTGTGTTTAATCGCAATGACATTCTATTTAGTGCAACTAAGAAATAAATAGAAACACGGCGTGTTGGCTTGACAGCTGGCACGATCCGTGGTCGCCCCATTTCAGCCCAAATGTCAAATTACGGCGTGTCGTTATGATTTCGTTATAAATTTCCCAGATTTTCTGGCGTGTCGGACTTGTAAATGTCGGAGGGGTTCGCTATAATAGTAGTAGTTGGAAAGCAGCAGACAAAAAGTAAATAGTTGTTATCAAAATGTAATCAAATAGACTTGACAAATGTCTGAGGTATCCGCTACAATAGTATTATCAACAAAAGTTGGTAATAAAACACAAATAGAAAGAAGCAAAAATGACAAACTCAACTCTTACTGTTGGCTCACAGTTCAAGACCGCAAAGTCTGGCGTAGAAGGCACTATTCAGGAAATCGTAAAGAACAAGTCTGGTTCAATGCGTGTTCGTCTTGATGTAAATGGACAGCCTCGCTGGACTACTGTAAAGTAATCACCTCTGCTGGGTATCAGATAAAACTGCCCACCACACAACTTGACAACCCCCCACCAATCAAGTAAAATAGATAATAACCAAAAAAGAAAGAAGGAAAAAATGGCTCGTTCGCTATCTGTAAAAATCCCTACTGCTTCTCTAATCGCAGAAGTAGAGGCTCAAATCGTAAAGGTAGAGCAGGACATTCAAGAGTATGCTGGCAAGCGTAAGCAGTATGAGGCAGACGCTAAGCAGTATGAGAAAGATGTTATTGCTCACGCTATCAAGGCACTAGGTAATCCTGACAACATTGGAACTGAGAGTGGCTCTCTAATCCGTATCACTTCGTCATACCGCTACAATGGTATCTCTGTTGAGTTTGATACTGAGGCACTAGGTTTCCCAAAGAAGCCAGAAGAACCTCAGCGACCAAATCAGCAGACTTACTATGGTCGTGATTACACCACCAAGTTGGACTTGCTAAAGAAGAACCTAAAGGTGCTTCGTATGACACAGCAGGAAGAAGTAAATGCTTCAACCTACAACTCTGTAATGGAACTTCTCTAAAGAGAAAACTGACCTGAGCAAGTCAATGCTAAACTGCTCACTCTCACCCAACATAGAAAAGGAAAATAAAATGGCTAAGAAGAAACTAGTAGTGGCAACTGAGGTATGGGATACTCAGAACGGTCGCATCAGCAAGGCAGTAGTTCGCAACGCAGATGGCACTTTCAATGGTGCTACCAATCAGACTAAGGGCGTGCGTGTGCGTGCCAAGTCTGCTTCTCGCATCAAGCGAACTCCAAGTTTATCGCTTGTTGGGCGGTAGAGTAATGTGCTGGGTATCACTATAAACTACCCCAAGCTCTGCTTGACAAATGGATCAGTTTGGGGCGACCTATATAACGTTTTGGTAACAAGCTTACGACACGCCTGTATTAAGTTGACAAATGTCGTACCCCCAGGCTATAATTGTAGGTATAAGGAAGGAACCCCATGAGCAATTCAATAGCCCTAGAGAACTTTGAAATTGACAAAGAGAACTTTGAAAGTTATATGGATTTTGAAGTTGAATTGACAAATAAGCAATGGCACGATATCATTGAAGATATAAATAACCGTGTTGCTGATTTGGTTGAGGGAGTACTAAAGAACATTGCAGCAGATGTCAAAGATGGTTACTACGATTAGTAAATGTCAGACCCTAGCTGTATAATTAGAATCAAATAGAAAGAAGGAAAGAAATGGGTACAAGAGGTATCACACAGGTAATTGATTCAAGCGGACAGACTGTTGTCGCACAGTATGGCCAATGGGACCACTATCCAGATGGACAGGGTCTAAATATTCTATCATTCATCTCTGGCTACAATGTTGTAGAGCAGTTGGAGAAGGCACTATTCAAATGCTACTTCGCTACTGAATCAGAGTTGGAAGAGATGTACAAGCCATTCGTTACCGCTGACGGTATGATGACAATGGAGAACAGCGATAAGTTTTCTGTAATGTATCCTAGTCTAACTAGAAATACAGGTTCAGACATTCTCAAGGTTGTTACCTACTCAACTGGTCGTGTGCCACTATCTAATCAAATTGATTTCATCGAAGATGATTTGATGTGCGAGGGTATCTACACAATTGACTTCCAGACTAGACTATTCACTTCACAGTATGGTGGAAAGAAGGTTGTGTTTGCTCTTGACAAACTACCTACCCCTGAACTATACTTGAATGAGTTCGCAAAGGAAGAGGTAATGGCATAATGGAAAAGACATGTTACACAATCCTAACAGGTGAGTCATATGATGTTATGGCCACGAGTGAAGAAGAGGCATATGCTAA